AAGCGGATTGAAGCCAAGCTTGCCCTGCACCAGGAGGCGCTGAAGAAGCTACCCCCGGAAGCAGCGGCAGCCTTTAGAGCCCGGATGAGTTGGCTCATGAGGGCGCACAAGCACCAGATCCCGCCTAAGGGCAATTGGTGGACGACATGGCTCTTACTTGCAGGCAGGGGCGCAGGCAAGACCAGGACAGCCGCCGAGGACGTATGGCATACAGCCTGGACGACGCCCAACATCCGCATCTTGATCTCGGGCCCGACCTCGGCCGACATCCGCGACACGATGATCGAGGGCGAGTCAGGCCTGCTCAACTGCATGCCCGAGGAGATCCGGGTCAAGTACACCAGGAGCCTGCACGAGATCGTCCTTACGAATGGCTCCCTGATCAAAGGCATACCGGCCTCGGAGCCTGAGCGCTTCCGGGGTCCGCAGTGGCACCATGCTTGGTGCGACGAGTTGGCAGCCTGGGAATACCTGGATGCAGCCTGGGACCAGATCATGTTCTCGGTCCGCCTGGGCGATAAGCCACGGATCGTCGTAACCACCACGCCCAAGCCTAAGCCGCTGATCATCGACCTGCTGAACCGAGACGGCGAGGACGTCGTCGTCACGCAGGCTTCGACCTACGACAACCTTGCCAACCTTGCCGGGACGTTCAAGCAGCAGATCTTGCAGTACGAGGGCACTTCCCTGGGCCGCCAGGAGATCCACGCCGAGATCATCGACCCTGAAGAGGCTGGGATCATCAAACGCGCCTGGATCAAGCTATGGCCCTCGGAGAAGCCCTTCCCGCGCTTTGAGTTCGTGGTCCAGTCCTACGACGGCGCCTATACCGAAAAGACCATCAACGACCCCTCAGCCTGTAGCGTATGGGGGATCTTCAAGCCCAGCGAAGACAAAGGCTTTTGCGCCATGCTGATCGATTGCTGGGAAGAGCGCTTGCAATATCCTGACCTGAAGGAGAAGGTAATTGAAGACTTCGGCACGGTTTATGGCGACCCCAATGAATTCGGACAGGGCAAGAAGACTGACATGGTTCTGGTTGAAGACAAGTCCTCCGGCATCTCCCTCCTCCAGGACCTGGGGCGTGCCCACATACCCTGTCGGTCATACAATCCCGGCGGCGCGGACAAGGTCCAACGGGTCAACCTGATCGCCCCACTGATCAAGGCCGGACGGGTGTATATTCCGGAGAGCACGAAGAACGAAGGCCACCCCCGATCCTGGGCTGAGCCCCTCGTCAATCAGCTTTGCGCCTTCCCTGAGGTCAGGCATGACGACCTCGTGGATACAACGTCCCAGGCCCTGCGCGTGCTGCGAGACATGGGATGGCTTGTCATTGATCCTCCGCCGCCGGATAATGACGACCAATACCCCGAGGACCGGCCTCGGCGGGTCAATCCTTACGCGGTTTAGGGACCACCATGCCAAACCCACGCGCCCAAAAGAATCCGACGTTCATCCCCCAGGCCCTGCAAGGCCTAGCCGACATGGGCCGCGGTGCGGTACGAGGCGCCCTGGCAGAAAGCTTGGGTACGGCAGGTGACCTTACCCAAGCGCTGAGCAACATCAAGACGGCAGGCTTCATGCCAGCCATGCTTGCAAGGGGCCTACAAGGGCCTACAAGCGAAGAAATGAGCCACGCCTTACGAGGCATGACCCCGAACCCTTTAACGCAGCCTGACCGCGCTCATACAGCCCAGATGGGCCAGACTTTCGGGTCGATCCCTGCATCGATGGCTGGAGGGGCTGGGACCAATGCTGCACTGCAAAAGATGGCAGGCAGGCTAAACAACATGCAGAAGGTTGAGTCCATGATGCCCAAGGCGCCCAAGCCGGTAGCCGAGGTACTCAAGGGGCCCGAGCCCGACTTCATGCGCGTCTACTCTGGCCAGCGTATCCCGATCGAGGGCAAGTTCGACATCATGAGGGCAGATCCCCACGCCTCGATGGGTCGCGCCTTCTACACGGCAGAGCTTCCTCGGTACGCCAACAAGTTCACCGGCAATCAGCCTGGAGCTAACGTCACGCCCGTCGACGTTGATCGCAACCGGATGCTGATGTTCGACAAGATGTACGACACGCCTCAAGGCCAAATGGAAGGCCTTGATTACTACGACATGCTGCGCAGGCAGGCCATGGTCAAGCCTGGGATCGGCAAGGACATGATCCGCCAGGAGATCCTCGACGCTGGCTTTGCCGGTACTCAAATGCCCAACGCGACGGGAAAGGCTTATGCAATCTACGACCCGAGCGTGGCCCAGGACATGTCCGGCCGTGGTTTCGCACGCGGCGGTCTGGTAGACGGCTCGAGCAATGATGACGCAACTGGAGGTCAGGGCTGGAGAGCGGCTCCCGGCATGGCTGCTGGCGGAGTTCCTTATAAAGGCATCAACCCCATAGCGACCGGCCTGGGCCAAATGAGACAGCAGTCCGTAGCGAGGGATGCAGCTTCGAACCTGATGGCCAAAAACCGAGCCGCTCAGTTTGCCAATCAAGGCGCTGATCGTCTTGCCCGTCAGAATCAATTGGCAGCCGCCAAGACCGCACGCCTGAATGCCCTGGCACCCAAGCTGTCGACCTACGTCCCGCCTGCGGGATCTACGACGACCAGTCCGACGGTTACCAGCCCAGCGGTTACCGACCCAGCAACTACCACGGTCGACTCAACGACGCCGATCGTACCAGCAGCCAAGCCGGACGATCCAGGTAATTACCAGGGCGGTGCTCGAGGCGGCCTCGTAAGCATGGCAGGCGGCGGTTTGGCCAAGAAGGCCGCCGAGAAGGCTTTTAGGGCCCTTCCCGGTCAGAGTTTCCAGGGCAAGTCTGGCTTGAACATGGAAATGCCCAAGGACATCGAGAAGAGAATCCTGGAGATCACCGAGTCCGGTCTCATCCTGCCGTCCGAAGCTTTGGGTAAGCACGAAGGCAAGACGCTGATGATCACCCAGGCCGATAGGACTAAAGTCGGAGAGGGCTTTCTCGGCGGCCCGGGGTTCTCGGGTATTCAGCTTACCGAACCGCGTTATGCCGGTGCGACCTGGGGCGTTAAGACGCCTGGAGTGGGTCAGACCATCATAGGGTCCAATCGCCGCGTGCCTGAAGGCCAAGCGATCTGGACGACCATGCTTGGAACGCCGACTCAGCACAAGTCGAACCAAATGGTATTTGACCGCCTTTACAAGGAGTTTATGGGCGGCGTTAAGCAAGAAAAGCTTACGCCCGAACTCAAAGACACCCTGAACGCAAAACTTGCCTCGGTGGTCGATAAGGAGGGCAAGAACCTATTTCCGGCGGATGTCGATATTACGAACCCCAGGAAGTTCCGCAAGCTTGTCGACACCTTCGACAAACGTGCAGCCGCTGCTGACGTCATGGGCGGTATCGGCGTTGGCGGTAAGAAGGGTCAGATCTTCGACTACGACCGGATTATTCAACGCACGACAGATCCGGCGCTCTTGGAAGTGCCGACGGGTTCGCTTGGCAACCGCCTTTTCCAACTTAGCGGCGAGATGATGGACAGGCCCGATCTTCACCCAGCTTTCCCGACCATCCTCAAAGGCGAGGACCTTGGCGTCAGCTTTATGCCTGCGCCACGAGAACTGCTGATGGAGGACTACATCAACAAGGTCCTTACTGAGAAGGGTCGGCAGCCTGGGTACATGGACTGGACTCGAGGCTACGCGCCATCCCAGTTTCTATCCGAAGAGCTACTGACCAAGCTTCAAAAGGCTGGCTACAAGAAGGGCGGCAAGGTTAAAAAGATGCAAGCAGGCGGCATAGCCAAGGCGGTTAAGAGCGGCCTCCAGGCCCTTGATAAGCCCGCTAAGCAGACCATCACGTCGGCCATCGATCCCACTATGGACATCGCAAGCAGGCTGTCCCAGCCCGATCGCGTCAACCTCCTGCCGATGCCTAGCCGGTGGTTCCTTGATCCCAAGAACAACCCGAACGTGCAAAAGCTCGTCGAGAAGGTCCTCGAGGTCAACAACATGAAGCGCTCGGACTTTTACTCGGGCGCCTTCGTGAACCCGCGTACCGGCGAGGTCATGGACAAGAAGGTCATGCAGGACGTCGGTGTACTGATTAACCCGAATACCGGCAGGCCCATGATGAGCGCCGAGAAGGAAACGGACCTCACCATTGGCGACCGCAAGAAGGGCTCGATCACCAAGTCAAACCTCGTGCGCAAACAGCTTTACGAGACCGAAGGCGATCCAATCCTCAAGGACCTGGACTTCCTCGTGGCCATCGAGCAATCGGGCATGGGACACAAGTACGGGCTGGCCACTGAGTACGCCACGCCTGCCGAAATGTTCAATACCATGACGGGCGACAACCCAACCCTTAGGCCGAAGAGCCAGGGCGATGTCTTCGGGATTGGCGACATCGTTGGGCGCATGTCCATGAAATCGAGCAAGATGCCCCACGACGTTTACGAATCCTTACTAATCGCGCCCAAAGGCTCCGACGTCCAGGGCGTCAAGCTGAGCAAGAAGAAGGGCGGCATAGTGAAAGGGCGCAAATGAAACCGATCAACCCGTTCACTGCTAACCTGATTAAGAAGGCTGCGAAGAAGACCTTAACCAAGGCTGAGCGCGACGAGAATCTGAAGAAGTTCCTTGAGCCAAGTGTTGTCAAGGAGCGTATGTATCACGGCTCCAAGCATGGGGACATCGTCCAGTTTAAGACGGGAGAAATGCTCGACAGGGAAAAGGGCTTGCCTAAGGACCCTGATCCCGAGGTGACGCGTAATGCGGTTTTCGTGACGCCCATACCAGAATATTCGGCACGCTTTACTGATGGCACTCTTGCAGTCAAAAGGGGCGAGAACCCGACGACCTATCCCGTTTTTGTGCAGGCCAAGAACCCATGGGATTACGATAACCCAGAGCATTTAGTGGCGGCCAAACAACGCTATCTCGAGCTTTTCCCGTGGACCAAACCAAACGATCAGTTCAACACTTGGTTTGACTCATTGCCAAAAAAGGAAGACAACTGGGGCAATATTGAGTCGCAAAAAATGCAAGAGGTGATTAAAAGCCTTGGGCATGATGCGTTCTACATTTCAGAGCGTGGCGTTAAGAATCTTGGCGTGTATGACCCTTCGGCCGTCAAGTCGGCGCTCGGAAATGTAGGCTCTTACGATACAAGCACCCCCGACATTACCAAGGCCGAGGGTGGCCTGATCCGCATGCAGGGCGGCGGTGACGTAACCGATAAGCCTTTGCTTGCTGACGAAGCAATTGATCAAATGGCGCGTTACAACTCAAGGGATAGCGGATCGCCTTTAAGCCAATTCAAAGAAGACTTCACGATCCTGCCGGAGGAGGATACATACGAATTGACTAGGGGTCTGGATAAATTCTACGACCCAAGGATCGGCGAATACATAACGCACGTTCAATCCCCTGCTCAGCTAGTCGATCTCATAAAATCATTGGACCCGGATTACGTCGAGGCATTGACGCGAGGGTATAACGAGATAGTCAATCAAACCCAGCCCGCTGGACCCTATAGTTTTGATTCGGTCCCGGTTTATGAAGGTTCAGATCCTGTAAGTGACCGTGAGAGAAGGGAGATTAGCGATGCGGCAGCGCAGATTCAGTACAGTCCTGCGGTTACCGAGTCGTTCTTAAACGTAATACAAAATCCACTTGCTTACTCAATGAATGAGTCGGCCGTTGATCAGCCCAGGGATATTGTCTCTGAAGTGTGGAACGAGCAGTTTCCAAAGTGGAAGGAGAGCGTTCTCGGCGGCCCTACTGATGTTCAACCTTTTTCGCAGCTAACAAGCAACGCGGCTGTAACAGGTGCAAACCCACTTGATTACACCCCTGGTTTAAGTGATAAAGGGCTTGGCGCAGGCTTTGCAGACCCTGGCGTCGTTGAAATGATTGACCGCTTTGATCGTAATCAAGTAGCGGCCACGCCCGAGTTAGCAGCGCTTGATCAGTCGATCGCTTCGCAGGAAAGCAACGCTCTAAACCAAGGGCTTGCTAGGCTGATGTCTGTCGATCAAATCACCGGCGACATCGATCCAGTCCAATCGCTACGCAACTTGCAGGCTTACGATCCTGCTTCTTTTGAAGCAACCCTTAGCACGTTGCAGGATGTTCCCAGCCTTGTACCTCAATCGGGGCTCGGCTCCCTACGGCTTGGCATGGAGCAGTTACAAGGCCTGGAGGGGGTAACGCCTGCGCAAGTCGGCGAAACCGCCAATGCTTTCGCATCCATTCTGAAGCAGCCTGAGATTGGTGGCCAAGTTCAGGACATCGCCCAGAATATTCGGAACATCACCGAAAACCAGGAGCCCGTGCAGTCCGTACAGGAAGACGAAGATCTTGGTGGCGGTTATACGAGTCTCACGCCTCTTGTCCGGTCAAATTTCTTCGATAAGGGCCAGCAAGAGTATCGCAAGGGTGGATTGGTTCGTATGAGCAATGGTGGCGACCCCACCCAGATGTTCAACTTCAATCCCATGGCCGCCAAGGCTGCCAAGCAAAAGCAGATGCGCGAGTCCACGCCTGAGACTCCGCTTGGTGCGTTCGGCCGCGGCTTTGCTACGGGCTTGTTTGGTAGCACTGAAGAGCAGGTGCCTTACACCGGCAGCATCATGGAAGGTTCGCCACAGCGCCAGCAATCGCAGGCAAACCTGCGCGAGATTGGCCGCAATGTCGGCGCACTGACAGACATCGGCGGCATGGTTACGCCATTCGTTAAGCCTGCAACCCAAGCCATTACACGCGGTGCCACAGCACTGGGCAGGACAGGCCTCGAGCAAGTCGATCGCGCCATGTTTGGCGAAGGTCCGCTTGGCAACGCTCTGAGCATGTTAGCGCCACTGAACGTCAACGCACCTGTCAGCAAGCTTGGCTTTTACAACCCGATCGAAGAGATGGCCACCGCCTTGCAGCGCAAGCAAGGGCCAGGGCAGGCCTTCCTCAATGAGTTCACCAAGGCAGGTATCAGCAAGCAGCGCCTCGAGGATGCGGGCCTAGCTCAAAAGCTTGCTGCCGCGCCCAACGTCACGCGTGAGGAAGTTCAGGCTATGACCAAGGGCACGATGCCCGACGTCGAAGAGGTGGTCCTGAGCAGGTCTGTCATACCGCCCTACATGAAAGGGTTTGCCAACCTGCATATGCCCAACCTCGATGTCAACGATTACAGGCAGATTAATCAGTTGCGCAAGATTGCCGATGAGCGTTATAAGAAAGCTCTTGCGGAGAACGACCTCGATGCCGCCGAGTTTGCGATGAAGGCCGAAGAGGACATCAACAAGTTCAGCCGGACTCACAGCTATGGCACCAAGCCTGGGGAGCGGCTGACCGAATTTCACGATTACCAAGAACCTGGGGGCAAGAACTACCGCGAGATCCTGCTTAAAGTACCGGTTAAAAGGGTCAGCGAGGAAGAGGCGCGGGTAATCTTAAATGCTCAACCTGAAGATAAGTTAACCGATTACGACATTGAATTTGCCTCGCGTAAGGCAAATCCTGCGTTTCGATCGCCGCACTGGTCAGATCCAAACGTCATTTCTCATATCAGGATGAATGACCGTGTGGACGCTGAAGGCAAGAACGTGCTTTTCATTGAGGAGCTTCAGTCTGACTGGGCGCAAAAGGGCCGGTCTGGATTTAAGGGGCCCGAAGTCGATAATCAATATGAAAAGCTGTCCGCAGAGATGAGCGACATACTTGATAAACAGATAGCAATGGAGGGGGGTAATGCTCCATGGTCTGATAGTGAATACGGCGCACTGGTTGAAAAGTTGCAAGAAATTCGTGAAAAGATGATCGCTGTTAAAGATGTGCAGCGAAATGGTCCGCCGCCAGGGCCATTCGTTAAGAACACCAACGAGTGGGTTGACCTGTCCCTGAAGAACATCATCAAGCGTGCAGTCGATGAGGGCTACGACCGCGTTGCGTTCATTGACGGCCACAAGTCTTTCTTGCGCTTTCCTCAAGGTGCCGATGGCGAGTCCACCGAGGCAGGAATGCGCAAGTTCTATGACGAGATCATCCCTGGCAGGCTCAAGGCTCTGGTTGGCAAGGACAATGTCCGGACCATCCCAGGTATTACGCAACAACGGCCGCTTGATGTTTCGCTGCAAGGCGATCGGTACTATGTGGTCGATGCTGATACCGACATTGCGATACCAGATCATCCTGGATTCCGAAGCCTTGAAAGGGCCGAGCAATACCTTGACGAGTTGTACAGCAAGACCAAGACCATGGACCAGATCGGGTTCGACATCACCCCCGAGATCCGTGAGAAATTTAGCCAGCCCATCCCGTATAAACATGGAGGGGTGGTGAAAATGGCGGCAGGCGGTGCAAAGAAGCTTAAGCGTGCGTCCGAGGCTATCGCCAAGTTCCAAGACCCCCAGACCACCAAGATCCAGGAGTGGCAGTGGAGGCCCCTGGCCGAGGTTAACAAGCAGCTTAACCTTGCCGAAGTCCCGGATTACATCCAGCGTGGGTACGGAGACTTCATGATCGAGCAGGGCAAACGAGCCGCTGCCGGTAACCTTGGGGTCCGGGACCTGATCAAGGCCTACGGTATTACGCAGTCAAGCATTGGCCGCGGCGGTCTGTCCCACGACACGGCAACCAAGGCAGGCTTAAAGGTGCCGAAGACCGAAGGGCTGGTAAGGCCGGAGGGCGCCTTCGCTGAATGGCTGGGCTCCAAGCAGGGGCAAAAATTCCTCGACGACGCCGAGAAGGGCGTAGTCAACGAGAAGGCCCTGGACGACATTCGAGCTAAGTTCGCACCCTTCGGCAAAGCCAACCAGCTTACCGAGCAGCTTCGGTATGGCGTCAACAACGTATCGACCCTGGTCCCGCAAATGCAGCAGGCGCTTGTCGGATCGTCTGATGAGTATCGCGACTGGGCCGAAAGCATTAAGGGCATAGCAGGCGCTAAAAGCGGCTTTATAGGCTCGATGCTGGGCCGTGGAGACTTACCTACCCTGGACGCAAGACAGCTTAACCTGCACTCCCTGGACAGCCCTGTAGCCCCCCAGACGATGATGCAAAGGGGTAAGGGGCTAGGCGCTCGTGAGGCGGTCGATCGCTTGGCGGCTAGACAGTCTGCGCTTGGCCTTGATATTGATCCATCGCTTGACCCGTATTACCAGCACTTAGCGCATCATGCGGTCTGGGACAAGGTAGCCGACGAGAAGACGACCCATGAAGACCTTATGAGGGCGTTGCGTGGCTACAAAGAGGGCGGAGAGCCCGATACCGACGCTATGCGTCTTGAAATGATGAGGAAATCATGGCGATCGAAATGAATCTACCCCTTGAGGAAAGCCCCGAGGGCGACGAGACGATCTACAAGCTATTTGACGAGAAGCCCGACGTCGAAGAACTCGAGGACGGGTCGGCTGTTGTCCGCATGACCGAGAACGACGGCCCCGAAGAAGATCCGCAGTTCTATGAAAACCTTGCAGCCAAGATCGATCCAAACACCTTGGACGACCTCGCGCTTAAGTACCTTCAGCTATTCGAGAAGGACATGGAGGCCCGTAAGGAACGCGATAAGCAGTACGAGGAAGGCTTAAAGCGATCCGGTCTCGGTAACGAGGCTCCAGGCGGTGCAACCTTCCAGGGCGCATCCAAGGCTGTACACCCAGTAATTGCCGAAGCCTGCGTGGATTTTGCCAGTCGGTGCATGAAAGAGATCATGCCGCCCGACGGCCCTGTGGGTACAAAAATCCTGGGCGACGTTACCGAGCAAAAGCAGGACATCGCTGAGCGTAAGCGCGACTTCATGAATTGGCAGTGTACCGAGCAGATCGAAGAGCTTCGCGATGAACTCGAGCAGCTTGCTACTCAGCTTCCCCTTGGTGGCAGCCAGTACCTGAAGCTTTGGTATGACGAGCAAAAGAAGCGCCCCTGCGCCGAGTTTGTGCCCATCGACAAGATCCTGTTGCCCTTCTCCGCGCCAAGCTTTTACACCGCCCAGCGTTGTACCGAAATGCAGGACATATCCGAGGAGGAGTTCAACCGCCGGATCGCTGCAAACCTTTACCTGGACGTTACCTATACCCGCGCCAGTATGGAGCCCGAGCCAACGGCCGCGCAAAAGGCTAACGAGAAAATCGAGGGCAAGAAGTCGACCAGCGAGAACATCGACGGTGAGCGGCGCGTCTTCCATTCCTACGTCAACCTTACGATTGAGGACGACGATAAGGCTGGCGACCTTGCGCCTTACATCCTGATGATCGATGAGCAGTCCCGGCAGGTGGTCGGCCTTTACCGTAACTGGGAAGAGGGCGACGAGCAGATGCAAAAGCTCGACTGGCTCATCGAGTTCAAATTTATCCCTTGGCGCGGTGCTTATGCGATCGGTTTACCCCAGTTGATTGGAGGCCTGTCTGCGGCCCTTACAGGGGCCCTGAGAGCCCTTTTGGACTCTGCCCATATCAATAACTCACCGACCATGCTCAAGCTCAAGGGAGCCCGTATAACAGGCCAGAGCGTGCAGGTTGAGCCGACCCAGGTTGCCGAGATCGAGGGAGCCCCAGGCGTTGACGATATTAAGAAGATCGCCATGCCCTTCCCCTTCAATCCGCCGTCGCCCGTGCTCTTCGAGTTGCTGGGCTGGATTACCAACGCGGCCAAGGGCGTCGTAACAACGAGCGAAGAGAAGATCGCTGACATATCCAACAACGCACCGGTCGGAACCACCCAGGCTTTGATCGAGCAGGGCGCCGCGGTTTACTCCAGCATCCACATGAGACTGCACAAGTCCATGCGCAAGATGCTGATGGTCCTTGGTAGGATCAATCGCTGGTGGCTCGAGGATATGCGCAAGGGCGATATGGTCGAGGACCTCGTCATTGGTCGCCAGGACTTTGACCGCAACACCGACATCGTCCCCGTTTCTGATCCGCATATCTTCAGCGAGACCCAACGCTTTGCCCAAAACCAAGCCCTGGCTGCACTCGCTAAGGACAACCCCGACCTATTTGATCGCCGGGAGGTCATGAAGCGGATCTTGAAGCAAATGAAGGTGCCCGAGATCAATCAGGTCCTGCCGGATGTCCGCGAAGTCAAGGAGATGAACCCTGCGCTCGAGAACGTGGCCATGTCCCTCGGGCAGCCGGTCGCAGCCTTCCCGAACCAGGACCATATCGCGCACTTGCAGACCCACTTGGCCTACGCCATGGACCCTGTCTACGGCATGAACCCGATCATCGGGCAGAAGTTCGTACCGGCCATGCTCGAGCACGCCAAGCAGCACTTAACGCTCTGGTACCTCAAGCGCATGGGCGAGTACATCAACGCCACCGAGGTCAAGGACATGGATACCCTAAAGGTCACGCCGATCTTCGAGGAGGCTCAGCAACTCATGTCCGCGGTTGCAAGGCACGTTCATATCGACTCGGCCGAGACCTTTGAGCCGATGATGCCGATCCTCCAGCAGCTTATGCAGATCGCGCAGCAAATGCAGCCCAAGCCACCGGTACCGCCGGAGGTCGAGGCCCTTGTTCAGACTTCGATGGTAGAGACCCAGCGCCGAGCCCAAAAGGATCAGGGCGAACTCATGCTGAAGAAGGAAAAGCAAGATACCGACGTGGCGCAAAACGCCCAGAAGATCCAGGCCGACATCGCAATGAACGTCGAGGATAACCTTACCCGCCAGCAGATCGAGGCGGCAAAAATTGCCGGTGAGAACGCAGCACTCACCCAAGAGCAAGAGCGCACCGCTATGGCCGCGCAAGAGGCTGCACAACGAACCTTTGGAGTTTGAAAATGAGCGAAGCAATCAACATGCACAAGCGTCTTGCCATGGGCGAAAAGCTGACCGGCCAAAAGCTTAAACACGGCGGCAGCCCAAGCAAGAAGAAAGACGAGTCCCCCAACCTACGCCCTGAAGAGAAGAAATCAGTCAAGCGTAAATGAACGACTTTTCTCAGCTTATCGGGATCATCAAGGGGTTGCAGGCTGATATTGCAACCTCCTTGGCGAACGGTAATGCCAACAGTTACGAGGTGTATCAGCGCCTCGTAGGTGAATACCGAGGGCTTGAACAAGCTCTGAAGGCTATCGACCAACTTTTAACGGAGGATCAGTATGACTAACGCTTCGAATGAAGCGGCGATTCGGGAAGCATTTCCTGAAGTTCACCCAGGTGCAGCACCCTTAGGCGCTCGATTGCTCGTTCAGATCAAGTCGCCCAAGAAGAAAACGACGTCTTCGGGCATCGTTTTGGTCGAAGAGACCAAAGAGGTTGAGAAGTGGAACAGCCAAGTGGCCAAGGTTATTGCTATCGGCCCCCTTGCTTTCCGTAAACGCGACTCGATGGACCCATGGCCGGAAGGCTCATGGTGCGAAATCGGCGAATTCGTCCGCGTTCCCAAGTGGGGCGGGGATCGATGGGAGGTTGCGGTACCCGGAAGCGATGAAAAGGCGCTGTTTTGCATCTTCAACGACCACGAGATCATCGCCAAGGTCACGATGGACCCCTTGACGATGCACATTTACATCTAGGTTTTGGGAGAAAACCGTGAATGCAAGCGACAAGCTAGAAATGCAGCTTAACGTTCAGGAGGCAAACGATGGCTCGGCCATTGTTGAACTGCCCGATAGCGTTGAGCCCATCGATCAGACCCCTCCGGAGCCGGATATTTCGGTCCATAACGGGTTTGTTAACAACAACGAAGACGATGACATCGACCCTTCGGACCCCGATCGCGAGGCAATTCGAGCCGCAAGGCGCGAAGAGCGCAAACTTAAGCGGCAATTGGGTAAAGAAGAGAAGCGCCACAACTACCACCTGATTTCCTCGCTCAAAAAGCAGAATCAGGAGCTTGCCGAACGCCTTGCAAGCCTCGAAAAGCGTACCTCCGGGGCAGAAATGGCCCGAGTGGACAAGGCTATCGAGGACGCTGACGTTCGATTGCGCTGGACGCAGATGAAATTGAAGGAAGCAGTCGAGTCAGGCGACGGTGACGGGGTGGTAAACGCTCAGGAAGCCATGTACGAGGCCAAGCGGCAGGTCGAAGCGCTGCAAAACCTCAAGCATCAAGCCTCCAGGCAGATCGAGACCTCGGGGATTAAGCCCCCGGACCCCGATATGCAGCGCCTAGCATCCGATTGGATGTCCAAAAACCGGTGGTACGACCCCAAGGGCCGCGATACCGATTCCAAGGTAGCACTTCAGATCGATAAAGCCATGGCCGAAGAGGGGTACGACCCATCAACCGAAGAGTATTGGGACGAGCTTGATGAACGCTTGTCAAAGTACCTTCCTCATCGTTACAATCAAGGCAAGAGCAATAGTCGTCCGAGACCACGCTCTGTTGTAACGGGTTCCGAGCGGTCCAGTTCGAGCACCTCAGGTAGCAGCAACGAGTTTTTACTCTCGCCCCAACGGGTAGCTGCGATCAAGGAAGCTGGAATGTGGGACAACAAGGAACAACGCATGAAGATGATCAAACGCTTCATGGATTTCGACCGTGAACAACAAAGGAGTGGAAATGGACGATAGGCTTAGAAAGAATTCTGACGCTGGCCGACGCTCTCGGGCTTCCGAGGATCGACAGCGTGACGCACCTGAGGCAGGTTTTGCCTTTGCGGGGGAACGTCGCAAGATGTTCCGGTCGGAGTGGCTACAGGAGGCTCTCCCGACACCGCCGGAGATTCCCGGCTTCCACCTTTGTTGGCTATCGACTACCAATTCGTATGATCCGATTCACAAGCGGATGCGCCTGGGCTACGAGCCTGTTAAAGCTGATGATCTTCCCGGCTTTGAGCATCTAAAAGTGAAAGCAGGCGAGTTTGCAGGGTTTGTAGCATGTAACGAAATGATCTTGTTCAAGCTTCCAATGGACATTTATCAGGATTACATGACGCAGGCTCACTTCGATGCGCCCCTGGAAGAGCAGGAAAAGATCCGGGTGCAAGTCGAGCAGTTGCAAGGCGCACGCGACTCAAACGGCAGACGGCTTGGGATGGTTGAGGGCGACGGGATGAATTTTGACCAACCAACTCGACCCCCGGTATTCGAGGGTTGAAACCTCAGGAGTCTGACAAATGAGTGCTACCTCTGCTGCCTTTGGCATGCGGCCTGCGTTCCACCCGTCTGGGTTGGACCGTGCGCAAGCAATCGCCAATGGCATTACGTCGGGTTACGCGACGAACATCCTCAAGGGTCAGCCTGTCAAGATCGACGTCAGCACCGGCGCTATCGTAGTTGCCGCTGCTGGTGACGCTTTTGTGGGCTGTTTCGCAGGCGTGGAATTCACCGACACCACGGGTCGTCGGCGCGTTTCCAACTACTGGCCTGCTTCCACCTCGGCCACCGAGATCGTTGCGTATTTCTACAGCGATCCCGCCATCGTTTACGAGATCCAGACCAACGCCACCATCGCGCAAACCGCGATCGGCCAGGAATACGATCTTGCATCGACGACCGCCGGAAGCACGACCACAGGTCTTTCTGCTTGCATGCTGAGCACCTCGGCTGCCGCAGCTAACGCCTCCGCCCAAATGCGCGTGATCGACATTGCGCCTTACCCCGACAATGCTTGGGGCGATACCTATGTCATCGTGCGTGCCCAGATTGCCGAGCATCAGTTCGGTGCCATCTACACGGGTTCGGCGAAGGCCTACCCCGTAACCATCGCTTAAGGAGGGCTAGATCATGGCAGCCCCGATGCGCAGTACCGACTTTCGGTCGATTGTCGAACCGATCCTTAACGAATCGTTCGACGGCATTTACGACCAGAGAGCCGATGAATGGTCTACCGTTTTCCGTGAGCAAAACGGTATCCCCCGTAACTACCACGAAGAGCCGGTCCTTTATGGTTTCGGCGCAGCCCCTGAAATGCCTGACGGCACTCCCGTCACATATCAGCAGGGCGGCGTGCTCTTCCTCAAGCGCTATGTGTACAAGGTCTATGGTTTGGCCTTCGCACTGACCAAAGTGCTCGTGGAAGACGGCGACCATATCCGGATTGGTCAGGTCTATGCTAAGCACCTCGCACAGTCTCTCGTCGAGACCAAGGAGACCTTGGCAGCCAACGTGCTCAACCGTGCCTTTACCGCAGGCTATAACGGTGGCGACGGCGTTCCTTTGAACTCCGCCTCTCACCCAATCGTCTCGGGCACCTTCAGCAACCTGCTTACGACGGCTGCGAACCTTTCGCAAACGTCCCTTGAGCAGATGCTCATCCAGATCCGTCAGGCTGTTGACAACAACGGCAAGAAGATCCGTTTGAACCCGCTGAAGTTGGTTGTTGCTCCTGGCAACACCTTCCAGGCTGAAGTTCTGCTTAAGAGCGTTCTGCGTGCTGGTACCGCGAACAACGACATCAACCCGATCAAATCGATTGGCTTGCTGTCCGAGGGCGCTTCGGTTATCAGCCGTTTGACCTCGCCTACCGCATGGTGGGTGCAGACCGACGCACCGGAAGGCATGAAGCTGATGATGCGCCGCGCCCTTGAGAAGACCATGGAAGGTGACTTCGAAACCGACTCCATGCGCTACAAGGCCACCGAGCGTTATGACATCGGCTGGACCGACCCGCGTGCCATGTACGGTACTCCTGGCGTCTAAACCGGCGAGGGGCTTCGGCCCCTCTCCTCATAGGAGAGAAAAATGGCGTACAACAACAATGTGACTAATGCAGCAGGCGTACTGTCGGCGATCACCGCAACGATCGCTTATACGGACACCTCCGCGGTCACCATTGGCACGCTCCCCGCAGGCGCTCAGATCGTTGATGTCAACATCGACGTGACGACTGCTTTCAATGCCGGTACGACCAACACGGTCACGGTAGGCAAGACGGGATCGGCTGCGGCGTTTGTTGCTGCTACTTCGGTTGGCTCTGCTGGACGCGCTTCGGTCGCCACGACCGGCGTATACAGTGCCTGGGCTAACGTGGGTACCAGCGATATTGACTATGCAACCGTGACCTTTAGCCAGACCGGCACAGCAGCAAGTGCAGGCGCTGCCCGTGTGACGATCGTCTACAAGTCGTTCGCATAAGGAGCGGATCATGGGTCAGTTCAAGCCGATGGTGAAAATGATGACCACCGAGCCTTCAGTGGAATTGAAGCTGAAGAAGGGTGGCCATGTGCAACGTAAAGCGATGGGCGGGATGCCCGACGCTATGGGTATGCCTGCGGCTGCAAAGCCTTCAGAGCGTGGTATCCCCATGGCAGCACGTCGTGGTATCGCTCCCAAGATGACCGTGCCTAAAGGCGGTATGCGCGGTCCAATGATGCGCAAGAAGGGCGGCGAGGTTGAGTCCAAATCGATGCACAAGGCCGAAATGGCCGAGATGAAAGGCATCAAGAAGGAACTCAAGTCCCACGAGGACAAGCCTGCCTCCAAGGCGCATAAAGGCCTTAAATCGGGTGGTGTTGCAGCCTATGCAACCGGTGGCGTTATTGAGAAGTATGCGACCGGTGGCGTTATCCAAAAGTTCAAGAAGGGCGGACTTCAGGACGACGGCAAGGCAGTGAAGTACCCGAAGGTGCCTGCTACCAAACCTCCGTACATTACGAAGCTTGCCGACACCCACAAAAAGGGCGGTCGGATTGCTAAGAAGGCCTACGGCGGCGCGTGCTGAAACGGTGGGGGCTAAGGCCCCCGCTTACTTTAAGGACTTGCAATGAAAGTTCAATCCGTTTCAAAGACAGGAGTAGGCTCAAGCAGCGCTCTGGTCATGAATACCAACATCAGCCCCTTTAACGTCGGGTTTGGTGTCGTTGTAACTGGGACGGTCAACTATACCGTCCAGCACACTTTTGATGATCCGGCAATTGGCTTTACGACTTGGTTCTCGCATCCTACGGTAGCCTCGCTGGCAGCCAATGCCGATGGCAACTATGCCTTCCCGGTTACCGGCGTTAAGGTCCTGGTGAACTCGGGATCGGGTACCGCAACGCTTAATCTCATCCAAGCAGGTATCTGATGGGCATCGTCGGCTACACCGGCGTTGCTGATCAAGCCAATACGTCCGATGGGTTTGCTCGTGGCATAGGGGCTCAAAACGTCATTGGCGGCACGGATTGGGGCCTGGACGTTGGCGATAACGGCGTGGTCGATATGTATGGCGCGGCACCAACAACCACCTTCTACATTCTTGATGAGACAGACCCAGGGTATGTCCTTCAAGAAGATAACAACAAGATCGTATTGGAGGCCTCGTAATGGCTGATCAAAAGATTTCCGCGATGCCTACCGCCGCAACCCTGACGGGTGCGGAGCTTATCCCCATGGTCCAGAGCGGTGCGAACGTCAAGGCAACGCTATCAACCCTTCGTGCTTTTGACGCAGCTTATGGTGCCTTTAGCAGCAACGTCGACCAAACTGGAAGTATTAGCGCGGGCACGGCCATGACGTTCAATTCCGTGGATGTTGCAGACGGCGTTACAGTCGCAAGTAGCAGCAGGATTACCGTTCCCAACACCGGGATTTATAATCTGCAATTCAGTGCTCAGTTTAAGAACGTCGAAAACACGCAAGAGGATGTCACGATCTGGTTTCGGGTTGATGGCGTTGATCTCGCCAACTCGGCAACTCAAATGACGATACCCGCACGCAAGTCTGCAAGCATATTCGGTTATGGGGTCGCGGCCTGGAATATTTTCCTGTCGCTTACCGCGGCCCAGTACGTTCAAATTGTATGGCTTCCAACCGTTGCAACCTTGACGATGGAAAACCTTCCCGCAAGCGTATCGCCTGCTTATCCGGCGATCCCCTCCGTTATCGCTACTATGGGGCAGGTGGCCTAAATGCCAGCCAAGTCGAAAGAGCAGTTCCGCCTGATGCAGGCGGTGGCCCATAACCCCTCGTTCGCTAAGAAGGTCGGTATCAAGCCGAGCGTAGGGTCTGAGTACACCAAATCCAACGTCGGGGGAAAGTCCTATGCAAAACTTCCTGAACGCCTTAAAGAGGGTGGCCCGAGCCTTGCGGTTGGCCGTGGCGAGAAGCTTCCGGTCTCTCAAGGCGCGGGTCTTACCGCCAAGGGTAGAGCGAAATACAACCGAGAAACAGGATCAAACCTAAAGGCTCCACAGCCCGAAGGAGGCGCTAGAAAGCGTTCCTTTTGCGCGAGAATGCAAGGGGTAGTGGATAATGCCAAGGGACCCGCTGAACGCGCCAAAGCGTCCCTACGGCGCTGGAAATGCTAAGGGGTAGCGATGACAACATCGGGCACGGTAGGCCAAACAGTCATCACGACGCAAAGCCTCATCGATCATGGGGCTCGTCGCAGCGGTAAGTTTGCCGAATCGCTGACGGTCGAGCAGGTCAACGCCTCCAGGCAAAACCTTTACTACCTGCTATCGAACCTCGCAAACCGCGGGATTCAGTTTTGGTGCGTCGAGCAGACCATTATCGGCATGAAGGCCTTGCAGTACATCTACGACCTCCCTGTCGGGACCGTGGACGTGCGCAATGTGCTCTACCGCAAGACGATGAGGCCCTCGGGTTCTTACACGTCCTCGGCCGGTGGCACAGTCGCCAATGCCTTTGATGAGAATACCGACACCATTTGCACACAAACCTCGGCTGGCGGCAATATCGCAATCCAGTACACCGAGGACACCTACGTCACGATGGTCGGTCTCCTTCCGGGTACTTCCTCAACGGTTAACCTCATCATCGAGTATTCCTCCGACGGATCGACCTGGAGCACACTTAAGAACCCCGGGTCGACGGTCTTGGTAGACAACGAGTGGACATGGTTCACGATCGAGCCTGGGGTATCGGTCGAGTATTACCGCGTGAGGGCCGTATCAGGCACCCTGGTTATGCGCGAGGTCTACTTTGGGACTACGGTCACCGATATTCCGATGGCTAGGCTTAACCAAGACGACTATACGAACCTGCCGAACCGCAACTTCCCAAGCAATCAGCCCCTGCAATTCTGGTTTGATCGCAAGCTGGACCCCCAGGTTTACTTGTGGCCGGTCCCGAATAATAGCTTTGTGCAAATGGTCTGCTGGCGGCAGCGTCAGATCGAGGATGTCGGGGCCTTAAAGGACTCCATTGAGGTCCCCCAGCGCTGGTTCCCGGCCATTCAGGCCATGCTTGCCCATGCGATGAGCCTCGAGCTTCCTGACGTGCAGGAAAACCGCATCCTCATGCTTGAAAAGTACGCCAAGGAGGCCTTGTACGACGTTGAGCAGGAAGAGCGCGACAAGAGCCCGATCTACTTCGCCCCGAACATTTCGATGTACACCCGATAATGCCTAGATTCCTTGACACTCATGGTAATACGGTGCTGTCGATCGCAATATGCGGTCGGTGCAGCATGAAGAGGGCTTACGTCCAGCTTTCTTCGGACCCGAATTACCCTGGGCTGATGGTTTGCGATCAGGGGTGCAAGGATCAATTCGATCCCTATCGACTTCCCGCCCGACAAACTGAGAGAATTACACTTCGGTGGCCGCGTCCTGATACGCCACTAACCGTAGTTGATGATGCGCTGATCACCAATCCGTATAACACCTCGATCATTTCGCCCGAGCAGGCGAATGTCCCGGTAAACGGTAACATCGACGGCCTGGAAGACTGATATGCCCAATTTGCGAATCTCTGAACTGCCAACGGGTAGTGCCATAACGGGCACGGAACTGGTTCCTGTCAGCCAAAACGGCACGACCATACAGACGACGACCGCGGCGATTGCAGGTTCTATTAGCCTTAATTACCCGTTCCTGACGGTTGGCAACCAACCTTTGCTTACCTTAAGTCGTCAGATCGGCGTGAGTTCCGGCTTAAGCATTACTGACGGTGGTGCCCAAGGGACGTTGCAGATCAGCCCTTCGGGCGCTCTAGCCTCTTTGGTAAGTGCTAGTAATGGAGTCCTTACTAAGTCGGGCACGACGATTACAGCGAGGTCAATTGCGACCTCTGGAAGTGGTTTGAGTATTGCCGATGGCGATGGTGTTGCGGCAAACCCAACCCTTTCATTGGCGGGTTATGTTGCTCAGGTTGCTGGGCTGTCTTCTGGGACCGGTCTTGTAAGCAGGTCTTCTGGTGGCGGCGCTACGCTGCTAACGATTACGGGAACCGCAAGCGAGATTGATGTAGCAAGCGGCGATGGAAGCTCAGGCAATCCTGTTGTCAGCATCGCTGATAATCCAGCCCTTCCAGGTGTTGAGGGTGTCATATTGCCGTCCGGCGCAACAGGCGATCGTTCTGTCTCTCCGACCAATGGAACGATGCGCTATAACACCACCACTCAAAACTTTGAAGGCTATGCCAATGGGGCTTGGGGCGCGATCGCTGCCGGTTCCGGCGTTACCTCAATTACTTCGGGTCTTGGCATCTCGCTATCGCCATCAACGATTACGTCAACTGGATCGGTGGGTATCGACACTTCGGTGGTCGCAACCCTAACAGACACCCAAACGCTGACCAACAAAACCATCAGCGGTTCGAGCAATACGCTTAGCAATATCGGTAACGCTAGTCTCACCAATAGCTCGTTGACTTACAACGGCGTTACAGTTTCGCTAGGCGGCGCTGGCACTATTACCGCCGCTAATCCAAATGCGCTCACCGTAGGTACGGGTTTGCAGCTTGATTCCGGGACGACTTACGACGGCTCCTCCGCAAGAACGATCAGCATCGATTCTACGGTCGCAACGCTCACCGGATCGCAAACGCTGACGAACAAAACGATTAGCGGATCAAGCAATACGTTGACGAATATCGGCAACGCCAGCCTGACCAATTCATCGCTCACAATTGGCACGACAACTATATCACTGGGTGCTACAAGCCTTACGCTTGCCGGTCTTACTTCAGTCGCCGTAACTGGCGACCCAACATCGGCACTTCAGCTTGCAACAAAACAATATGTTGATGCGGTTGCTGAGGGGCTCCATGTTCACGCCAGTTGCGCAGCAGCAACGACAGGAACGCTTGCGTCAATTACCGGTGGATCGGTTACTTATAACAACGGAACCTCGGGTGTCGGTGCGACGCTGACCCTTGGCGTGGCACTGACCACGCTTGATGGTTACACCCTGCTTAATACCAATCGGATCTTGGTTAAGAACGAAACCAATCAGGCTCATAACGGTATTTATACCTGGGCAACTGGTGGCACGGTTCTAACCAGGGCGACTGATTTTGATACGCCCACTGAGATTGCGTCCGGCGATTTTACTTTTGTATCTAACGGTACCCTGTACGCCAATACGGGCTGGGTCCAAACCCAGCCTTGTGACGTTGTTGGTACTGACCCAATCATTTGGCAGCAATTTTCTGGCTCCGGCGCTTACACCGCCGGGACCGGATTGACATTGACCGGCACTCAGTTTTCTATTACAAACACGGGTGTCAGCGCTGCGACTTATGGGTCTGCTTCTCAGGTTCCAGTTTTTGCCGTTAACGCTCAGGGCCAGATTACAAGCGTCACAAACACCGCTATCGCGATCTCTTCAAGCGCCGTTTCTGGTTTGGGTACTATGGCTACGCAAAACGCGAGTAGCGTAGCGATTACAGGCGGAACGATTAACGGCACTACGATTGGCGGAACAACGGCCGCTGCCGGAACTTTTACAACGCTAACAGCAACAACAGGCATCTACGGAGGTGCATTCTAAATGGCACAGACTGGCTATACGCCCATTCTCATTTACGGAAGCAGCACCGCTTCGGCGACTCCGTCCGCTTCAAATCTAACCTCTTCCGCTAACGGTGCCGAGCTTGCGCTGAATTACACAGACGGCAAGCTTTACTATAAAGACAATACCGGTACCGTTCAGTTGCTTGCAAGTAAGGCCGGTGCATCAGGAAGCGTTACGTCGGTTGCCCAAACCTTCACGGGCGGCATTATTTCAGTGGCTGGCTCTCCAATCACCACGAGCGGAACGCTTGCCCTGACAGTGGCGGGAACCTCGGGTGGGGTTCCTTATTTCTCGAGCGCGTCAGCCTGGGCGTCTTCGGGTGCTTTGACGCAATACGGCGTTGTCTTAGGTGGTGGCGCAGGTGCTGCACCTACATCAACCTCTGCCGGTACTTCTGGGCAGGTTTTGACTTCAAATGGCTCAGGTTCGCCTCCTACGTTTCAAACGGCTTCAGGTATTTCCACTGGCAAAGCAATCGCTATGGCGATGATTTTCGGGTTCTAAGGAATAGATCATGGCAAATCCAAATATTGTAGCGGTCACAGCGATCTACGGTAATTCATCGCAGGTTTCGTTATCGACCACAAGTGCTACCAGTCTTGTAAGCAATGCTGCGTCATCGGGCAAGGTCTTCAAGATCAATTCGATTGTGGTGGCTAACGTGGATGGCACGACGGCTGCTGACATCACGATCAACATTTACAGCCAAGCTGCATTAGGCGGTACGGCCTACCCGATTGCTTCGACAATCTCGGTGCCTGCTGATGCGACGTTGATTGTGACTGACAAGACCACATCGTTCTACCTGCTGGAAAATCAGTCGATTGGTGCAACCGCAGGATCGGCAAGTGATCTGGTTGTGACGACAAGCTGGGAAGAAATCAACTAAGGGCTTTGCCATGCCTATCCACGGTTACCCCGGTGGGGTCATTAGTGCTACGCCGCCGACTGTCGATAACACGACAGCGTCAGGCATTTGGACGACTGAGAAGCAGTTGCAGTATCAGGCCCAAGGTCTTTGGCCTCCCGCTGTCGCCCAGCCCATCTCACGCAGCTTGCGGTTTAACCGCGCTGATCAAGCTCATTTGAGTAGAACGCCGGGGTCAGCAAGCAACAGGAAGACATGGACATGGAGCGGGTGGGTTAAACGAGGGCAAATAACGGCTAATCCATCTCAAAGCATATTCACCGCTGGATCTTCATCGACGACTGGATTTCAATTTCTTCAAAGCACTGATGCAATTGAACTTTACGATTACAGCGGTGCTTACACCTTTCAGATGGTAACGACGCCCGTTTATAGGGATGTATCAGCTTGGTACCACATTGTCGTTGCGTTCGATACAACACAAGCGACACAGTCAAACCGCATAAAGTTATATGTAAATGGAGTCCAAGTTACTAGTTTTTCAACCAGTAGTTACCCGGCTCTGAACGCCGACTATCAAATCAATAACAGCGTCCCAACGTATATCGGTCGGTACGGGGGCGGCGCTGGGTATGAAATAGACGGCTACATGACCGAAATCAACTTCATCGACGGTCAGCAGCTAACGCCATCTTCCTTCGGCCAAACCAACTCAAACACTGGTGTTTGGGAGCCTAAAGCCTTTAGCGGCACTTATGGCACCAATGGCTTCTATGTGAACTTCAGCGATAACAGCGGCACGACCAGCACGACGCTGGGCAAGGACTACTCAGGCAACAGCAACAACTGGACGCCCAACAATTTCAGCGTGACTGCTGGTGTCGGCAATGACAGCTTGGTGGATAGTCCGACAAGCTATGGCTCAGACACGGGCGCGGGTGGCACGGTGCGTGGCAACTACTGCACTTGGAATTCTTTGTTTACCGGCGGGTCTTCACCAAGCGCAAGAAATGGCAACTTAGACTTCAAAAGCAGTTCATCTGGATGGAATGGCATAGGCCCAACGATAGGCGTGTCTTCTGGCAAGTGGTATTGGGAAGTGACGGTCGTAAGTGGCGACAATGGCTATGATGAAAAAACGCGTATTGGTATTCAAAACCTTGCAAGTACGATAAATCAGTTTGGCGAAGGGTCTGGTAATTACCAATACGAAAGTGCATCAGGACAGTTTTGGAACGGTAGTTCCTACGGTGCTTATGGATCGACATATACAAATAACGATGTCGTAGGTATTGCACTAGATATGGACGCCGGTACGCTTGTGTTTTATAAGAACAATGTTTCCCAAGGCACGGCAAAGACAGGTATTACTGGAACATGGGGTCCGTTTGTAGCACTTTCTTCAAACCCTCTTATTGCTGCCAACTTCGGCCAACGCGCCTTCGCCTACACCGCACCATCCGGCTTCAAAGCACTCTGCACACAAAACCTATCAACCCCAACAGTAGCGCAGGGGGATGATTACTTCAACACGGTGCTGTGGACGGGAACAGGCGCAACTCAAAGCATTACTGGAGTTGGGTTTGAAACGGACTTTGTATGGATTAAATGCAGAAGCGTAGGATATAGCCACAATTTGCTGGATAGGTTGCGCGGCATTACAAATGCACGTTTGTTCTCAAATCTGACTGACGCAGAAAATACAGGCACCACTTATATCAATTCAACCAACAGTGATGGATTTCAGCTTGCCGTAGGTGACAACGGCTCTAATGGTACAGGCGCTACTTACGTCGCTTGGAACTGGAAAGCCAACGGCGCAGGCTCATCCAACACCGCAGGGTCGGTTACCAGCACGGTGAGTGCGAATACAACCGCTGGATTCAGCATCGTGACGTTCACGACCCCATCTTCTAATGGCAACTATACAACTGGGCATGGCCTTGGCGTTGCACCAAGCATGATCATTACAAAGTCTAGATCTTCAACGACTCAATGGCCCGTATGGCATATTGGATTAACTGGTGGTGCATCAAATAAAGACTACAACATTTACTTAAACCTCACGAACGCGCAGTCGTCAGCGACAGATTCATGGGGGAGCGCCGCGCCAAACTCGACAACATTTGGTGTGAATGTAGGTACTCAATGGCTCGGAAGCATCAACATCGTCGCCTACTGCTTCGCCGCAATCCCCGGCTTCTCAGCGTTTGGTCGCTATACCGGCAATGGTGCGGATGATGGCCCTTTTATTTACACGGGATTTAGAGCCGCATGGATTTTAGTTAAGCGTTCAAGTTCCTCTGGTGAAGGATGGTGGATTTACGATAACAAGAGAAGTCCGTATAACATTGCAAATGTCATCTTGTCGCCCGATTCATCTGGTGCAGAAATTTCTGGTGGGACATATCCGATTGATATAAATTCAAACGGTTTCAAAATCAGAGGAATTAACGCACTTCTAAATACTTCTGCTGCGACTTACATCTACGCAGCCTTTGCGGAAAACCCCTTCAAATACGCCCTTGCGAGGTAAGACATGTACGCCATAGTTCAAAACGGGCAGATCCTGCAAACCATTCGTCCACACACTGCTTTTACGTTTGATGGCAGGGAATATAACGAACGCTGGACAACGCGCATGTCTGAGCAAGACAAGGCCGCATTAGGCATCATGGAAGTGGCTTACGGCCCCCGGCAAGACGAGCGGTTTTACTGGGTATCGGATAATCCCCTCACCCTGATTGATGGTGTACCGACGCAGACTTTTAGCGCCATTGAAAAGCTCCTTGAGGACCGTGCTGAGGTGGATGAGCAAGGCAACCCATTATTCGTGCAGGTATATGACCCAACGGCCAATGAGGGCCAGGGTGGGATGGTTAACTCTGCCGACCGCCTCATCACGACAGGCTTAAAGACGCAGTGGATCGCGCAAATCAAGGCCACGGCTAACAGCATGTTATCTGCAAGCGATTGGAAGGTGGTCCGTGCTGCTGAGGGTGTTAAGCCTGTTGATCAAGCCACGCTGGATTCCCGCGCAGCCATCAGAGCCTACAGCGATACGCTGGAAGCCAATATCAAAGCAGCCGCAACAATGGAAGCATTTATTGCCGTGGTCACCAATCAGCAGTGGCCTGCTGGGGGTCAATAATGGATTATCCCGGTGGCTTCATTACCAAGACAGCACCCACACTGAACCCTGCGCTGGGTAACGCTGCGCCGGGAGTCTGGCGGCTTAATGACGTACTGAAAAACATCAAGGCCGGGACATGGCCTTCGTACGATCCGTACTTTGAGAACACCACGCTCTTGCTGCACGGCAACGGCACCAACGGTGGTCAAAACAATACCTTCCTTGATTCAGGAACGGCTAACAGCGGCTCAGGCTTCACCATCACAAGGAATGGCAATACGACCCAAGGAACCTTCAGCCCATTCAGCCAGACGGGGTGGAGTAATTATTTTGGAAGCGGTGGTGCGTCGTATTTGATTGCTAACGCCACCGATACGTCAAAGTTTGCGTTTGGTACAGGTGATTTCACCATTGAGTTTTGGGTGTATGCAGAGGCTTTAACTGCACCGGATGGACTTGTTACTTTTTATGATCAACGTGCTGCATCGACGGATGGAGTCTGTCCGACCATTTACTATTATTCAGGCCAATTGCTGGTATATGTTCAGGCGACCAATGTAATTTATGGCAGTTCACTATCCTTAAACCAATGGACGCACATTGCACTAAGCCGTGTTTCAGGTAATTCGCGCCTGTTCGTCAACGGGGTTCAAACAGGATCAACGTATTCCGACTCAAACAATTACGTTGCTCCTTCCAGCAACATTCGAATATTTGCCAACTGCTACGGCGGTTCAAGGTCACCCACTGGATATTGCTCAAATTTTCGTGTTGTTAAAGGCACGGGGCTTTACTCTGCAAACTTCACGCCACCAACTTCGCCACTGACTGCTATAACCAACACGCAGTTGTTAACCTGTCAGTCAAACCGTTTCGTTGATAACAGCAGCAACGCGCTGACGGTTACTCCGTATAACACTTATTCCGTCCAAGCCTTCTCACCGTTTGCACCCACGGCTGTGTACAGCGCATCAACGGTCGGTGGATCTGGGTACTTTGATGGGACAGGGGATAATTTATCAATCGCCAATAACGCTGCGTTTCAGTTTGGAAGTGGAGATTTCACTGTTGAAGCGTGGGTCTACGCACCATCGAACCCTCCCAATATAGGGTCTATTGTTTCTCACTCGGACGGGGCAAGTGCATCCGGAACGCAGTTTTTGGTCAGAACTGAAGGAAGCAACACATCCGTAGTAGCCGCTGTGTATTCTGGCGGCACGGCTTACGTTGCAACATGGTCATCTGCGTTACCAATTGGTCAGTGGAACCACGTTGCGTTCACCAGATCAGGAACATCTACTTATCTGTGGGTCAACGGAGTGCAACGTGCCACGGCTAGTGTCGGCAGCGTATCCCTGAATACAACATCAACAGCCCTTACAATTGGCTCAAACGCAAGCGCGTCTGCTGATAACTGGCTTGGTTATATTTCTGGTACTCGTATAACAAAAGGTGCGGCGCTTTATACTGCTACGTTTACGCCGCCTACCGCGCCACCAACAACCACTGTATCTAGCGGAACTGTAGGCTTGCTATTGAATTACACCAACGCAGCCATCATCGACAACACCGCCAAAAACGTATTGGAAACGGTGGGTAACGCGCAGATCAGTACCAGCGTCAGTAAGTTTGGTGGGGGGTCGATGGCGTTTGATGGGAGCGGGGATTATTTGGTGTCGGCGGCAGGGAACACTTATATCTCAGGAACAGAAAACTTTACTATTGAAGGATGGTTGAATTTAAACAGCATTTCATCCACTCAAACTATTGTTTCTGGTAATACGTCAAATTCATTGTTTTTGCGATATGGGCAAGGCTATACCGTTACTCAAGGGTTGAACATAGGTCGGCAATCGGTTGCGGACTGCGAGTATTGCGCCTTTACGTTTGCTACCGGAACTTGGTATCACATTGCGGTTTGCAGATCCAACGGCGTTATTTACTTTTTTGTAAACGGCACTCAGCAAACAACACAAGGTTCTGGTGCAGCTTCTTATTCGTTTCCAGTTACAACTACGTATAACGTCGGTTTTTATGGTGTTGAGCCGCTTAACGGCTACATCGACGACTTCCGCATCACTAAAGGCATTGCCCGATACACCAGCAACTTCACGCCACAAACATCTCAATGGCAGGATCAATGATGACCGTCTTTCCGATCTGTCAGCGGGGCAAGATGTGTGCTGGACCTGATCCGTTGCACACCCACGGCCTAAAAACCCTCAACGAGAAGGTGCTTAGGCTGGATCAGGCAGGCTTCCAGTTATTCCCCCGCACGGGAAACTCCACGGGACGCAAAAGCGTTTCGTCACAATGACTCATCAGCCGTGGTAGAAAAGTATAACGCAACAAGGAATCAATGATGCTTTACTCCAAAAACGGATCAATACCCAAACCGCAAACGGATGGCACGGATGGTTGGATTGAAGTGCCTGAGCCACCCACGGCAGCAGACGGTCAGGAAGTTGTTTGGTGGTTTCCACCGGGATGGGTTGTCCGTCCTGTAAAGCCTGCGGATGAGGCTGGCTTTGTGTGGAACTGGTCTCAATCCAATGAGGCGTGGATCAAGTCTGAAGCGCCCGACCAAACTGTTGAACCCCTGCAAACCATTACGCTTGACGCTGCTACAGCGGGGATTGTATTAAGCAGCTTTACCGCTGGCGAAACGATTATTTAGGAGGCTTTATGACCCTTAACCTACCCATTGACCTTGCCAATCAGATCATTGGCTACCTGGGCACCCGTCCGTACCAAGAAGTGTATCAACTGATTGACGGTATGAAAGAAGCCGCAAAGCCGCCGGTTACGGGTTTGCATGAGGTTCCACGGGAGCAAGAGGCTGCGTGATGAGTGATGACCTGGACAAGCGCTTATCGGTACATGAAGCGGTTTGCGCCCAACGCTACGAGAACATCGAGAAACGCCTCGGTGATGGAAGCAAGCGCATGCGTCACATTGAGTGGCTGCTTTACATCACGATTGCGGCGGTCCTGCTTGGTCCAGGTGTCGCGGCCATGTTCGTTAAAAAGCTCCTGGGCATATGATGGACGATAAAACCCACGAGTTGGCGGTTCTTAAGGCGCAAGCCAAGATCCGGCTTGAAGAACTTAAAGCGCAAGACTCGGCCAAAGAAGTAGCAGGAAAAGCCATTGGCGAAGATGGGCTGCTTTATATCTTCCTGATCGTGCTCGTGGGTGTCGGTGCATCGTTATTCCTTGAGGGCGAGAAGATCGCCGCTGTAATGGGCCTGCTAGGCGCTTCGTTGACAGCCTTGATCCAAATGCTTAATGGCATTGCTGGAACCGCGCCAAAGCAGGAAAAACCCGAGTTCGAGGTCATCAAGGACCTTATCACCCGTCTGGACAAGTTGGACCGTGCCGAGCCGCCTATGCAGGTTGATGTTGAAGGCAGCAAGGTAACAGTCAAGAAGGGTGCCGACATCGTAACTGCTAAGGGTAACCATGTTTGAACTACTTGGCGGCGGTCTCCTGGGCTCCATCTTCGGTGGCTTGTTTAGGCTTGCGCCGGAGGTATTGAAGTTCCTGGACAAGAAGAACGAGCGCCAGCACGAGTTATCCATGTTCCAACTCCAAACCGACCTCGAAAAAATGAGGGGCGAGTTCAAGATGGAGGAAAAGTATGTTGACTACAGCATTCAACAAATGGACACGATCAAGGAGGCATTTAAGGAGCAGGCTCAGACTGCAAAGGAGGCAGGTTGGCTGGCTTCTTTTGTCACTGCTATCACCCGTCCTGGCCTCACTTGGATTGCTTTTGGGGTTTATGTTGCTGTTAAAGCTGCTGGCTTAACGATTGCCTTTCAGACCAACGCGAACTGGGCAGAGGTCTTAACCAAGTCCTATGACGAGGATGACTTCGCCATGCTGAACATGATGCTTACGTTCTGGTTTGTAGGACGATCGATTGAGAAGTACAACAAAGGTGGATAGTCGTGGAAGCCTTGATCGATTCCCTCGCAAGGGTTTGGTTCTTGGGGGTTGCGCTTGTTGGCGTGGCCGTTTATGCCGTGACCATTAAGACTCGGCTTGATTACCTTGAGAAGGACCACGACAGGCAAATCCACGCGCTTTGGGAACATGTCAACCGATTGATCAAAGAGAAGTCCAGTGAATGAGGCTAAGAAGCTTTGCAAGGATGTACTGATCAAGCCCTTTGAAGGGCTGGCAAAGCGTTTGCCTGATGGCCGTGTAACAGCCTATCCCGACCCTGGGACTCGTGGCCATCCTTGGACCATAGGATGGGGTGCTACGGGCCCAGAAATCAATCCTGGGACCATCTGGACGATCGAGCAGTGCGAGGACGCCCTAGACCACCACGTCGAATATTTCGTGCGGGGTTTGCTCAAGATGTCGCCCAGCCTGTCAAAAGCGATCCCAAGGCGCATGGCAGCGGTTACAAGCTGGGCCTATAACTGCGGCCTTGGTAACTACAGGGTGAGCACCTTCAAAAAGCGCATCGACGCCGATAACTGGGATGGTGCCGCGGATGAGTGCCTGAAATGGAATAAAGCCGCTGGCAGGGTTTTGCCAGGACTAACCCGTAGGAGGGCGGCCGAGGCCGCGTTAATGCGATGAGTTCAGCGATCAAGTCAGATCCGGCCAAGTGGAAGCGCATTGTGGCGTCCGTAAAAGCCTCCGATAAAGGCGGCGATCCAGGCCAATGGAGCGCCCGCAAGGCTCAGTTAGCGACCCAGAAGTACAAAGCTTCGGGTGGGGGTTACAAAGGTCCCAAAAAGGCGGATAATTCGCTCTCAAAGTGGACGAGCGAGGATTGGGGTACAAAATCCGGTAAGCCTTCCACGCAAGGGCCTAAGGCCACCGGTGAACGGTACCTGCCCCGGAGAGCGCGAGAGGCGCTTTCGCCTGCTGAGTATGCAGCCACCACACGCGCTAAGCGTGAGGGTACCAAGTCCGGTAAGCAATTTGTCGCTCAACCCTCGAAGATCCGCGAGAAAACTGCAAGGTACCGATAATGGCTGTCACCATGACCTACACGTCCCTGGTAGCGGATGTCACGCTCTACCTGGAACGCTCGGACGCGCAGACGATCAATCAGATCCCGTCTTTTATCAACCTCGCCGAGTCGATTATCTCCGACGAGCTAAAGATCCTTGGTCAGCAGCAAACTGTTTCCACGACCTTGGTGCAGGGTGACCCAACGCTTCAAAAGCCAACCCGCTGGAGGAAAACGACCTCCATGAATGTAACGGTGGCCGGGGAGCGTTTCCCATTATTGCTTCGTAAGTATGAATACATGCGCAATTACTGGCCCGATCCAACGCAAGAGGACGTGCCAAAATACTATGGCGACTACGACTTCGATCATTGGCTTATTGCGCCAACGCCAAGCGATGATTATGCGATTGAGATCCTTTACTACGAGAAGATCCAGCCGCTAGACGCAACCAATCAAACGAACTGGTTCACGATCAACGCGCCTCAGGCAATGTTGTACGGCACGCTCCTGCAAGCGATGCCCTTCTTGAAGAACGATTCTCGAGTTCAGCTTTGGCAAGCCCTGTACGACCGTGCGGTACAGACGCTCAAGCTTGAGAACGATACTCGCACGATCGATCGATCTGCTACGGTGCAAGAAGTATGACCTCATACGTTAGTGTTTTCACGGGCGACGTCATCCAACCGACAGACGTCAGTTATAAATCGTTTTCCATATCGGCAAACCTTGTCCTGTTTTGGCCGCAAGATGGTGATGCTGCTGGCGATTACGCTGCCAGGGTCATGCAGATCTCGGCATCAACGACAAGCCTGTCGGTATATATGCCGCCTGCCAATCAAACTTCGGTTGGCACGGACTCGCTTATTAGAAACACCGGCTCAAATACTTTCACGGTCCGCGACTACGCTGGTAACACCATCGTAGCCGTTGCCGCCGGTGAGGCTAAATACATTTATGTAACGGATAATTCCACAGCCGCTGGAACCTGGGGCGTTATTGCTTTTGGCGTGGGATCAAGCTCAGCCGATGCCGCATCGCTTGCTGGATATGGCCTTAAAGCCATAACAACAACGCTTAACCAGTCTCATCCTGTTGCAACGGTTACCAGCACTTTTACTGCCGACGCAACCTATCGGGCCAAGGCAATAGTTTGGACTGGCGGCGTTGGCACGCTTAACCTTACCGCGGCCGCAACACTCGGTGACGATTGGTTCATGATGATCCGCAACGGCGGAACCGGGTTGCTGACCATTGACCCTAATAGCTCTGAACTCATCAATGGTTCGGCAAGCCTTGCCTTGCAGATTGGAGACTCGGCTTTTATCTGCTGCTCGGGTACCGCGTTTTATACCGTTGGGCTTGGCCAGGAAACGACATTTGCGTACTCTCAATTAACCCTTCCGGTTACTTCGGGATCAACCTACACGCTTACACCGGCCCAGGCCCAAAACACGATCATCAAGGTCACAGGGACCTCGATTAACAGTAACGTGACGGTCGTCCTTCCTGCTGCGGTTCAGGTTTACTTTGCCTTAAATCAAACATCTGGAACGGCAAACGTCATTTTCACGACTAACGTCGGAGGCGGTACTAATTCCTCGTTGGCGGCTTCTCAACAAGCCACGTTGGTTTGCGACTCCGTTAATGTCTTGAACGCAACCACGGTTATTACCGGTGGATCTGCGATCTCAATCATTGATGGGTCTGCTGCGTCTCCGGCCTTGAACTTTACCAATGAGACCAATACTGGTATGTACCGGCCAACCGGCGGATCGGCTATTGGTATGTCTATTGGCGGCACAGCCAAGATGCTACTAACAACCGATGGATTGGCTGGAGGTGCGTTTTAATGACTGAAAAAGTCATTACGATCAATACCCAGCCTGGGATACGCCGGGACGGTACCGTTTTGGACGGGGATCAATACTCTGATGGCTTATGGGTACGCTTTCAGCGCGGACGGCCTAGAAAAGTCCTTGGCGTTAAGCGGATCTCCAATCAGATCTATGGCCCGACTCGAGGGATGTTCGTTGATTCCAGCAACGGCATTAACAACATCTTTACGTCCTACGCTTCAGGCATTCAGGTTATTGGCGTCGATAACAACGGCGTCGGTGCTGGCGTCTCTAATTTCACCTTTACGGGACCGGCAGCAACGCTTGGAACGCTTGTAGGCGGTACGGGTTATACCAACGGCACCTATAACGGCGTGGCCATGACCGGAGGTACCGGAACCGGCCTTTATTGCAACATCACGATCGCTGGCGGGTCCGTAACGTCAGTCGTTATTACAACAACCGGCCCGATTTTGACGCTCGGAACCATTACGGGCGGATCTGCATACACAAACGGCACTTATACCGACGTTCCTCTTACTGGAGGCCTCGGTTCAGGAGCCATTGCGACGGTCACAATCTCCGCCGGGGCGGTCACAGCGGTCGCTTTAACCGATTTAGGCGCCGGATACACCCCTGGTGACGTGCTTTCAGCTACCACGGCCAATCTTGGCGGCACTGGCTCAGGCTTTTCAGTGCCAGTTTCGACCATTACGGTCGCTTATACGCAATCAGGCGTCGGTTATACGGTCGGAAATTCGCTTTCGGCGAGTGCCACGAACCTTGGCGGGACTGTAACAACGCCATTTAGCATCCAAGTTGCGACTATTAGTTCGGTTTTCACTGCAAGCGCCAATAATGTTTATCAATTCGACTCTTCTTACGATTCGCAGGGTGGTGTAAATCAGCTTTTGGTCCACCCAGGGCAGAATCTGGCGCAGGTCGACTCGACAACCAACACGCCAGTGCTTTATGGCGCGATTACAGGGACGACATTGACCGAGCTTCGTGACGTCAGCGGTCCTGATCCGACGGGTGACATCGTCTCAGTCTCTGGTGGCGTTGTCGCCCTTCATCCGTACATCTTCGTTTACGGCAACTCGGGCTTGATCAAGAACAATTCCAAGGGTAACCCCCTGGACTGGAACTCAGCCGATGCCAACGAGGTCAACGTCGCTACAGGCAAGATCGTCAAAGGCCTTCCGGTGCGAGGCGGCACGAACGCGCCCTCCGGTTTATTCTGGTCGCTTGATTCCCTGATTCGCGTCTCTTATATCGGCGCCCCGGATTACTGGCGCTACGACATTATTACCTCGCAGTCTTCGATTCTCTCGTCTTCGGGCGTTATCGAGTACGACGGGATCTATTACTGGTGCGGCGTTGATCGTTTCTTGATGTACAACGGCGTGGTTCAAGAGATCCCGAACCCGATGAACCAAAACTGGTTCTTCGACAATCTGAACTATACCCAGCGGCAGAAGGTCTGGGTTACCAAAGTACCAAGGTACGGTGAGATCTGGTGGTTCTACCCTCGAGGGTCGGCCACCGAATGTACCGATGCGATTATTTACAACGTCCGCGAAAAGACGTGGTACGACGCAGGCCAAAGCATTCACGCTCAACGCTCCTCGGGTTATTTCTCCCAGGTTTTCAAGTATCCGGTCGCCGGAGGCACTGAAGACATTGGCGGCGGATATACCAAGCTTTGGCAGCATGAGGTCGGCGTGGATGTTGTGGACGGCCCTTCGGTATCTGCCATCGACTCATATTTCACGACGCACGACCTGTCCTGGGTGACTGGTAACCCTGCGCAGGAGGTCCCGATCGGGGACAATTTCTGGTCTCGCTTAGAGCGCGTGGAGCCTGATTTTCTGCAAGACCAAGAGATGACCATGTACATCATTGGGCGTCCTTACGCGCAGGCAGCCGACGTTACAAGCGGACCTTATACGTTTGATGCAAGCACGACCAAGATCGACTTAAAAGAACAGCGCCGGGAACTGAGGCTCAAGTTCGAGTCCAACATCATCGGCGGGGACTATCAAATGGGTCGCATTCTCTTGTCGCTCGATATGGGCGATGTCAGGGGTTACACGCCATGACGCAGATCTACGACCCCCGGAACATGGAATGGTCCTACTGGAACGCGCTCATCGCGGAAAAGTACGAGGCCCAGCAGCTTATGTGGCCGGTACCCGAAGAGAACTGGAAGGACTTCGCGCTTTCGATCTGCTCGATCGCTTTGTTCTCAAACTATGGCGTACCGACCCCGCACGGGTTCGACCGATGGCAAGATTGGGCCTTCGCTTTCAATAACGCGGTGAACTAAATGGCATCGACTGCATATCAGTACGCGACGGGAGAAGGTGGCATCGGCCTGGAGGCCATGAATCAGAATATCCGCGACTTCTTCGCGAATGCTCCGACCGAAGAAGCTACCCGCGCTGCCATGGCTCAATATGGCGTATCCGATGAGGACATCCGACGCGCTACTGGCAAAGTATTTGGGGATTACTTCCCAACCGGAGGCTTATCGAGCGTTTCCGCGCCCCAGGATACGGTTTTGGGTGGTCTTGCAGCCGCTCAAGATACGGTTACCGGCGCCCTGCCTGATGTTGTTTCAAGGATGGCTGGCCAAGATACTGTTTCTGGTGGCCTTTCTGTTGCTGGCTCAACCATCCCCGGCATGGATAAACTCGTTGGGGTTGACCAGCTTGCCCTTGGGTATAACAAAGACGCAACCAATGCGGCTAATGCACAAAACATAGCCAACCAACTTTATGCGCAAGGCCAAGGGTTGATTGGTAAAACCATTTCCGGGGACCTTGCAACCCAGCTTAACAGCGCACTAAACCCGACTTACTTTGAGGGCGAAGGCGGTCTCATGCCCACCTCATCTTCGGTATTTTCGCCGGTAAGAAAGCAGGTCGGCACCGATAACGAAGGCAATCCGATCTATGAAGATACGGGTACCTATTCGGCCTTTCTGAATGCCCATGACATCGGTAACAAGGGTACGCTCCTTGGCCAGGAGGTTACGGTCGACAAGAACGGCAACATCATTGACGTTCAACTTCGTCAGGACCAGCGAGGCTCGTTTCAAAAGTCGATCGCTCCCTTGCTTAATTTCGGCGCCATGGTCGTCACCGGTGGTGCAGCAGGTCTCGGTTTGTCTCCCTTACAAGCGGCAGGTATATCGACAGCTTTACGAGCCATGGGCGGTGCCGATGTAGAAAGTCTTATCAAAAATGCCGTTACCTCTTACGGGGTAAGCACAGGCCTCGATATGGCCGCTGGGAATATTGCTTCTTCGCTAAATCTTGATCCGGGTATCGTTAGGTCTGCGCTTGACGTGGCCTATACCGCGGCAAAATCTGATAATCCCTATGACATTATTGCCGCCGGGATGAAGGGCGTGGCTTCCGCAATGGGGGGCCGAAATGTTATTGACGAGTACAACGTCACTGGTGGGACCGGGACGCAAATTCCTGCGACCGGTGGACTGTCTTTGGTCTCCGATACCAAGCCGGATATATCCTCGGACCTTGCCTCAAGCATTGCAAGTGCTGGTGGTCTGGACCTTGCAGGCGGCTTGGATTTAACCAAAGGGGAGCAGGTTGCTGCGCTCCCGCTTCTTGGGATACCGGCCATTCAGCAAGGTATAGCGGCCGCTGGCGTACTTGGTGCGCATGGCGCGGCCTTGTGGTCCGCCCTTCAAAAAGCACAAAATCCTGGCGCTGATATTCCGTGGACTATGGACTACGCAACCACGGTCCCTGATTATGCGAATAAACCGGTTTCTGATTGGACCGAGGCTGATAAGCAGGCTTACATCAAGGACTTCCAAAAGGATATTGGAAAGTATGAGACCAAGCCCTTGTATGCCGATAAGACGCCAGCGTTAACCGTATCGTCCACAAAGCTTGATAAGCCATTCACGCCTTATAACGAATTCGACCTTACCAAGACGGCTGATCGCCCATTTACGCCTTACAACGAATTTGCCACCGACACGGTGGTTGACAAACCGTTTACGCCATACCGGGAGTTTGAAGACGTCCCGATTGACGATTACCCATGGATTGAGAAGCCGAGGGAGGTAAAAACCACGGGTCCGGACAAGCCTGGGGGCGGTCTTTCTGGGAGCGATTCAACAGACTCTAGCAGCGCATTATCCCAGACAACAGGTGCTGATAAAGGCGGAAGCTCGTCCAGTAGCTCTAATCAAGACGCTGCCAGTAGCAATATTGACGCTCAAATCAGCAACATTACCGGCCCCATATCTCAGCAGGATCAAGATGCCAAGCAGGCTCAGGTTGAGGGTCCGCAAAAGCCGCAAGGCCAAAATATTGCAGGTCAGTCTGATGAGGCGCTGAAGGCTTCGGTTGGCCAAACCTTTGCTGATAATCCCAATTACGTTTTTAATCGCAACGAGATAGCTAAGCTTGGTCGCGCTGGTGGGCTTAGCGACGAGAGGATTAACAACATCCTCGGCTCGTTTACATTCGACAAGGACGGCAATCTCGTTCGCGGTGGCCCTGCGGGCGGCCCAACGGGCGGTCCGGCGGGTGGCGATGCTACGGATGGTGGCGGCAAAGTTACAACCGGCGGCACGGATGGCGCTGTTAAGGTCGATGCCGAAACTAGCGGCGAAGTTAAGCCCGGCGAGACCAAGACCGGCGAAGCCGAAAAGCCAACCGAGGGAACGGGCTCAGGAACAGGTACAGGAACTGGGACGGGAACTGGGACAGGAACCGGCACGGGTACAGGCACCGGTACAGGCACCGGTACAGGCACCGGTACAGGGACTGGAACCGGTACAGGGACTGGTACAGGAACCGGTACAGGGACGGGCACCGGCACAGGGACTGGGACCGGTACTGGTACTGGTACGGGAACGGGCACGGGTACTGGGACGGGGACCGGGACTGGAACGGGCACTGGAACAGGAACTGGAACTGGGACAGGAACCGGCACTGGTACTGGTACTGGTACTGGAACTGGCACGGGCACAGGTTCAGGCAGTGGGTCCGGCAGTGGGTCCGGAAGCGGAACCGGTACGGGCACGGGAACAGGGACTGGAACGGGGACAGGGACAGGAACCGGTACGGGAACCGGCACAGGTACAGGAACGGGAACCGGGACCGGCACAGGTACAGGAACTGGCACCGGAACGGGAACCGGTACAGGAACGGGAACCGGGACCGGCACAGGCACCGGAACTGGGACAGGTACAGGGACCGGAACGGGATCTGGCTCGGGCGCCGGAGATGGCGGAGGTGGCGGAAGTCGTTACTACCCATCGGCCGCTGTATCGGGCAACGCAGGCTTTAAGAACATCCCATCGTTATCACCAACCTTTTTAGCGGCGGCGCCGGTTATGAAAGAGAAGACAATCTCCAACCTCCCCGAGAGCTTGGTACAAACCCTCATGAGGATGGGCATCAGCAAGAAGCTGATCTCGCAAATTGCTGCCAACGCGAAGGTCGACTTATCCGAAGAGGATCAAAAGGCGATGGAGCCCTCTACGACCGTCAAAGGGGCGCTCGAGCAAGTTAATGCGGATGAGCTTGACGAGCAGCCAAGGACCGGCGGCCAACCTGAAAAGCCCCAGCAAAAGGCTATGGGCGGGTTGATGAAGATGGCCGAGACCAATGGCTTTGCAGGCACCCCGGATTCGAGGAGAATGCAGGGTTATGCGGTTGGCGGTGCTGGAGGCGGCCAGGATGACCTTATTCCCGCACTGTTAGCGGATGGCGAGTATGTGATGGACGCCGATATTGTTGCTGCACTTGGTGACGGCTCTTCGAAGGAAGGTGCCAAAAAGCTCGACAAGATGCGTGAGGCAATCCGTAAACATAAGCGTGCCGCACCGGTCAACAAAATTCCGCCAAAGGCTAGGTCGCCCTTGGCATACTTGAAAGAAAGCGCGAGGTAATCATGCCATTCGATTGGACCCAAGGCGCAGCGCCACCGCCGGTTAATATCAAGCAAGCCCAGTCGACTACGGCGCCTGGGTTTTATACCGACTACCTCAAGAAGCTTGGCAGTGCTGGCGAGGGCTTCCTTGGCACTGAGGCCCCTCAATACGCTGGGCAACAAGAACTGCAAACCACGGCCTTTGACGAGGCCAAGAATCGCATGTTTGGTGGCCAGGGATACCTGGACGCCGCCTCGAGGTTTGGTCAGGCCGGTGGTGCTACAACCGCTCAGCAATTGCAGGGCTATGACTACACCGACCCCGTAACTGGCGAGACGACCACGATGGGCGGGGGTTATATGAACCCCTACATCAAGGACGTTGTCTCGGAGATCAACCGACTAGGTCAGCGTCAAATGAAAGAGGCTCTGCCCGGAATGGGTGGCCTTGGCGTTGGGACCGGTGGATTTGGTGGCAAGCGCGGTCTTCAGCAGGAAGGTATTGCTAAGCGTCAGGCTCTTGCGGATATTCTTGGTGCTCAGTCCGGTGCCTTATCCCAGGGTTATGACATGGCCTCCAAGCTTGCGGCGGGTGATCTTGGTCGTTACTTGCAAGGTGCTCAGACCATGGGTGCGCTTGGTCAGATTGCATCAGGTACCAATATTGCAGAATTGCAGAATCTGGCCTCATTAGGGGCCCAGCAGCAAGCGATCGCCCAAGGCGAAGAGAACTTCCCCTTGCAGACTGCGCAGGCCGTCTCAGGCCTTATGAGGGGCTATACGATGCCCACTGACACCTCGTCGACCTATGAAGGTCCGCTTGCCGGTCTTCAGTACAGCCCGTCGGGATTGCAGCAGGTCAGTACGCTTGCCGGTTTGTTTGCACCAACAGGCACTGGCGGCACGGGCGCATCGGCGATCGAAGGAATTATAAAGGCTGGGACTAGCGCAGTAGACGCTATTGGTAGATTGTTTGGTGACAAACCCGGTGGCTGATCTTAATCGGAGATAACGATGGCTCTCGAAATGTTTCAGGGCGAGGATGCTGAAGAAACCGGCATGCTTGGCGGTGGCATTGACCCCAAGAATTTTCAGCTTCCGGTTAATCGGCAACCCGCTCCAGGCGGTTTGACGCAGGCCGCTCCTGGCGGTCTTGGTGCTGCGAAGCAGGACTACCTAAAAGCCACGCAAGACATGATTACCGCGCTTGAGCGCCGGATCAGTGGCGAGGGTTACGATATATCCCGCCTGCTCTTCGCCTTTGGCCAGCCTACCGGCACTGGATCAATCGGTAGTGCTCTTGCAAACTTGGGCGCGGAGGCCTCGAGGCAGCGTGGTGAGCAAGAGAAGAACCTCCCGAGCATGATGAAGATGCGGACCGAACTGGCCGCTAATCGTCTTGCCATGGCCCAACAAGAAGAGGCTGAACGAATTGCAACCATGCTCGGCATCGGGGCGCCCGGGGCCAACGTGCAGGCCGCACCTGGATCGGGAGCCTCTGCCGAAGCCGCGGTTGGTAACCCGCAGGCTCGTCGTTTGATGGCCATGGACCCCGAGCAGCTTTTAGCGATTACAAGACCCCTCGGCTCTGCTGGCGAAAAGCTTTATAACCAAGTTATGCAGGCCAGGGAAGACTATCGCAAGAACTTCTTGCCTGGAGGCGACGGATCTTTCTATGTACCGGGAACCGGTGAGCGAATTTATAACCCCGCGGAACTTGCCAAGCCAATTGAGCGCCAATTAAACCTTGGTAACTTTAGCGGCGACATCAAGATGCCCCTTGGCGACTGGATGAAGTACGACGAGATCATGAACAAGGGCGGTCAGGCAGAGGCCGCTAAGTTCATCGTCGGCAAGATCCCGGGCCTTGGCGAGAGGATAGGGGCTATTGCGCCACCAAGACCGCTCGATTCGACAACTGTAGCGCCTGCTCAGCAGCCTGCTATCCAACCAGCTTCAGAGGCACCTGCGCAAGCCGCTGCTGGACCAAAATTTGAGACTGCTGGCGAAAGAGAACAGCGCTTAAAAGCAGAGTCCAAGCAGACCGAAGAGAATATCTCGATGCTGACCGGCGAGGTTAAGGAGGCCCGTGCGCCGATTCTTACTCGTTACGACAAGGCCGACTCCCTCCAGCAAGAAGCCAAGCAAATGATGCAATTGGCCTCGGCATACCCCTATGCGGTTGGGATCTTCAACAAGCCTGGGGGTCAGTACGCCCTTGCGCAATTCATTAAGGAGGGCATCCGTGTTGGTGGCACGAACGTCACTATCGGAGGCTTTGAGGACGGCATGAGGCGGTTGGTACGGGCTAATCCTGAAATGGTCGCCAGGGTCGCGAAAGAGCGCGGGATTTCAAACGATGAAGCTCAAAAATACTTGCAGCAGCAAGGCTTGGATGCAGCGTCATTGCTCTTGCAGTCTGAGCGTAGGCTAGATTCTCTGTTGAATAAGGCAGAGCGTAAGGGCGAGGGTCAAGTGTCGAACTACGAGCGTGTCTTGTTTGGCCAGCTTTTACCAAGCCTTTCGAATGATCCGATCAAGGCCTACCTTGTGAAGACCCTGGCTCTTCAAGAAATGGCCAAGTTCGACAAGCAGGTTGGGGACCTTTTGAGAAGGCGCTCTGAGGCCAAGCAGTACGACCCAAGGCAAATGTACGACTCGGATGAGTACAAGCGCATTCGTGCAAATTACGTCAATGCACTCGATGGCTCGATGCGCGAGTTCTTCCCGGAAATGAGGGGTAAGCTTGCTGAGGCTAGAAAAGTGGCGGGGGTCTAAATGGTCGATCTTGAAAAGCTTAACGAGTCCCAGCGTCGCATAGCCGATAAAGTCATCAAGGCCGCTGAGCAGGAGGGCGTTGACCCTCAACTGGCTCTTGCAGTTGCTCAAGTTGAGTCTGGGTTCTCCCAGGCTCAGAAAAGTAATAAGGGTGCTATTGGCGTCATGCAGCTTATGCCTGCCACCGCTAAGGGTCTAGGCGTGAACCCAAAGAAAATGGACGACAACATCCGTGGCGGGGTCATGTACCTCAAGGAAATGCTCGACCTTACTGGCGGCGACGTCCGAAAAGCTTTGGTCGGTTATAACGGCGGACCAAGGTTTGCCAAGATGGACAACCCGCCCAACATGGACTATGCCGACCAAGTCAATGCGATTTATCCGTTCGACGCTGTTGGCCAAGCACGAAGGCTTAAGATGCAGCTTGAAGGCGGTGTCATACCGGCCGCGCAGCCAAGCCAAGAAGGCGAACCTGCCGAAAGCGAAGCGGCTCTTGAAGCAAGAAGGCTGGCCCAGCAGATCGATCAAATGCAGATCAATCAACCCGACGATCCTGCCATTGGTCGTGTCACGTCTGCCGCGGTAGGAGCGCCTGCTGGAGCCCTTTTAAGCGGCGCTGGAGCGGATCTTAAGCGTGGCTTGCAGCAAAGGCGCTTTGATGTCTTCCAAGAGGCTCAGAGGGCCGCTAGGGACCAGAATCTCGCAAAGCTAACCCAGGGCATGACTCCCGGTGAGAAGTGGGCCAGCAAGGTTACGGGCTATGTAAAGCCCGGAGTCGGAACCGTTTCTGAGGCAGCTACCGATTATCGAAGGGCTATGCCTCAAGGCAAGATCTCAGGAAGGATGGCCAAGCTTTACGGGATTGCGGGTCCTGACGAGTCCCCTCAGCTTTCCCAGCGCCTTATTGATCGCGCTAAGAATGCTCCCGTCGTGGGAGAGGTTCGCCAAGGTTTGCCCGTTCAGCGTGTAGAGCGCCCTGGTGGCAGGATGACAGGGTTATTCAAAGGCTCGGCATTAGGAACTCTAGGCGGCGCAGGGGCAGGCTATTCGGCCTATGACGCCTATGACCGGTACATGCAAGGCGATATGCCCGGTGCAGCTTTAAGTGCGATCGGCGCCCTTGGTGGCGTTGCAGGCTTGGTGCCCCATCCCTTAACGCGAGGGGTTGGGCTTGCAACGACCGCGGCGGTTCCGTTTCTGACTGACCTTTACGATCGCTACAAGCCCCAGCGGACGATTACGCTTCCCGAATAAGGTATTGGACCTTCTTGGTCTTTTCCTCGGGCGGTGACGTAAGCATAAGCTCCGGGGTTCCAAGGCTCCTTGCCATCTTGAAAAACAGGCTCTCCGGGTTGTTTGTGTAGGCCTTATCAGCCAAGGCGATCAACATAAAATCGATCACGGCTCGAGCATTGCGGTTAAATGCGTTGCTTTCAGGCGTTTTATGGACGGGATAGTGCCCTTCTACGCCTGCGCACGAGATTATCGATCCTGGGCTGATCTCGGCCCATTGCTGGGCAAGCCTTGCATCATCGGTTACGACGTAAGCGTCGCCTGATTGTTTATAAATTGCTTTTAAGTCGGAGCCCTGAGCATAACGGTCGGTTCCACGAAGATGCACCACGGTGCTTTCTTTGACAATGCAATTAAGACCTGAAGCTAATCGTAAGTGCCTGGAGAGCAGGGGCATGTTCCAGATACGAAACCCAATACCAGGGTGAACAATCACGTCGTGGGTGCTCGGCTCGAGCCTTTCCTCTTTGATGTCATAGGCCCAATCCTCTGAGCATCGGTCACCCAAAGCCTTCCAGATCGGTGGCCATACCGATTTGCCTTCAAAGTCAATCTTGTCAACCGTATAAGGGACGTTAACAAGGCGAAAGTATTGGTGAAAATCACCATTCCATTCCCTATTTCCCCAATTGACTTTTAGTATTCGATTGTGCTTGAGCGCGAAATCCAAGCAGTAAGACAGGCATTGCAGGCGGTCGCCTAGCCCCTCATACCCGTTGCTGATAACGTACTTTTCCATAATGCTTTCTGCACTCCTTACAGTGTGCTAAATGGCCTGGGCGGCCGGATCGCTTGTAGAACGCCTTAATGGGTTTGACGGCATGGCACTTTGTGCAGCGCTTATTGCCTTCAAGTACCCAGTCCTTGCGAACGAAGAGTCGATCGGGCTCCCAGCCTGCATTGACCCTGTATTCAATCGTTGTCCTGGGGACGCCGGTCAGTAGCGACCACTCCCTCGAGGATCGGGTGAACATCCCGACGGTAATCATCATTTGGTTTTCTCTTTCTGTTTTTGCAGTCGAAGTTCGAGCACGACTAGGGCAAGCTTGCGCAGTGCATAGTCCACGTCGGTGTTCTTTTGCACGGCAAGCTTGGCTTCCTGGTACGCCTTCGTAATCTCGGGAAAGGGGTCGTAATCCTTCAATGCGCGACCCTTGAGACCCGCTCAGTGATGTAGTCCTGAATAATGTGATCAAGCTCCATCGGATGATCGGGCTGAAGCTTTTCGATGCGGTCTTTTAGCTCGGTCTTCTCGATGATCGCCATTTGCAGGGCGAAGTACATCACCTCGATCTGCCTCAGTCTCCATAGCTCCGCTTTCGCTACGTTGTCGATCAATTCTCTGCCGCTCAAACCACGCGCCCGTCGCGTTTTCTTCGCGGAATTTTGTCCATTTGTTGACATAGTACGGGTCCTCCGATGGTGGGGTGAAGTTCGGTGAAACAAGTGGCTCGGTTCGCTTAGGGTCGTGGGGCTGCGGAAACTGCCTCCAGCGGTCGATCACGTTCGGCCTGGAGTCGTATATCCGCTCATCCATGATTGCTCTCCCAGGGCTTGCCAAAGGTCTCCATGGCTACTTTCTGAAGGGCGTCGATGAATTCGTTGACCTCGTCCCAGTCCCCGAAGAACTGGACCGGGAAGGTCTCGGTCTCGAGGATCACCTGCTTGCTATTAGAGTTGATCTGGATCATGTTCCACCATAAATTTTGCGTAAGAGAAACAAACCTCGGCAAGGTCTGCTCGACTGGCAATCGGGGTGCCGTCTGGTTTGTTGTAGTTCGATATGCCACCGGCAAGTAGACCCTGAAGGGCAGCGGCGGCGAACATATCGAACCGGTCAGTAGGGGGCTTCTTCGTACTCATCTAAGTTCCTCTTTGGTTGGTAGGCTCGTTTAACCTGGGATTGGTGGACGTAAACCCACTCGGGAAACGGCCACTCGTTTTCGTTAATCAATCGGACTGCGCAGGTCCCGTCCGGGTGAAGATGTTCAAGGATGCCAAGCTTCTTGCCGACACGCACGCGCAGACCGGGGTTCATTCCACTCTTGCTTTCAGCATGGCATCTGCAATCATGTAAGCCTGCCTCGCGGTTGCATCAAAATAATTCCCCTGCGCCAGTGCTTGCATCGCCTTGGCCGCGAAGTAATCACGCAGGGACATGCCTGATTGCACTAGGTACGTGTGTGCAACAGGAAACGCTGGCTCACAATCCGTTGGTGTCCTTGCTGTTTTGTTTTCGCTCATGCTTTGATCTCCTTAACCGACACCTTTGTGTCGGGGTCCATCTCAAGCTGGGTGAGCAGGTCCCGAATGGCCTGGAGCTTGGTCCGCCCCCAGCCGATCCGATCGCCCTGTTGATAGCCCTCCTGAACGGCACGCCAGTCATACGAGCGCGTGTCCAGGGGGGTTGGGTCATGCCGCACTTGGATTTTCATTTTCACTCCTTACGACGTCGATGTTGTCGCCGAATACCACGATTCGGACCCGTTCGCCATTCTCGGCAATGAAGGTGATGTCCATCGTTTGGCAGTCTGCTTTCTCAAGTAGCTCGGGCTCTGAAATGATGACCGACACAATGTTATGCACCGACATCGACGTGTGCATCGCCCGAAGCGGCCTTGGTTCGCTCTTTTTGCTTTGGGTGTTGCCGAAGAAGCGGGTTACGACGTTGTCCATTGCTTGAAACTCTTCCATGATGTTCTCCTAGTTAGGGGGCCGAAGCCCCCGGTTATTAAGCTGCTATTAAACGTGCTTCCATGCGGTCACGGACGGTAGCGAGACGGCCGTTGCTGTTGATGCTGTATTCGATTTGCTCAAGCTCCGGGTAAAAGCAAAGGCTTGCGTCCACTTCGTTCAGGCAAAGCCGCTTACCCTCAAACCACATAACCGTGACGGTCAGGTCTTCGATCTCGGCGATCGTGTAGACCTGCGCTTCAGTGTGCTTGTTGAGCACGATTAGTTGGCCGATGTACAAAGATTTTGGCGCGATTTTTTTCATGTGAATATCCTGGTTAGCGGCTGGTAACTTTGACAGTGAAGACCGCGGTGGTCTTTGTGAACTTTGCATAAGCCTCGGCACCAAAAGCTTTGACGAAGGCTTCTTTATCAAAGACGCAACGATCGCTCTCGCTGTAAGTTGCCTTGAAGAGCGAACCTTCGATCGACTTGGCGCCGCCTGCTGATGCGCTGTCCTTGATTGCGTCCTTTATGGCATCGGCTTGTTTTTGCAGGTCGGCGATTTGAGCCAAGAGGGCGCCGAGTTGGTCAACGCTTGCTGCTTCGATTACTGCTGCTTCTGTTTTCATGTCGTTTCTCCGGTTTCTCACTGCACGTCGCAGTAGGTGTATTTGACTCTTTATTTATCCACCTGTCAAATGAAAAAGGGGGATAAACCCCCTAAAACAGCTACCGTTCGTCAGACCGATGAATGGCTATGGCTTAAGTTCCTCCATGAACTCCTGGAACTTGGTGAGGGGCTTTTCCTCCTCGGTGATTATTGGCGCAACATAAACCTGCAATCGGCGATCGTCTGGCGAGTTGCCTACCTTGTGCGTGTTTACCGTAGGGTGAAAACGGCGCCTAAAGTGATTGACGATACTGTTCCTGGCCTTGTCGAAATCCAAGTGCTCAGGGATTTTGACCATGATCATTTCCCCAGGCTTGATTTCGGCGAAGACGTCAATCAATTCCCTGTAAATCATGTTACGGCCAAACCGCTCTTTGTTGATGTAATGCTCTCCTTGGTACCTAATTTCAAAATCGGCTTCCATGGCCTTAAGCGCCCTTACAAGCGCCTCAATTGGAAAGTCGTTGCTGATAAGTTCACCGTGTTCGCCGCATACCAAATAGGCCATATTCATTTGATCCAGCGTCTTCGTGATGCTTCGCACCACCTTCTCTTCCATGCTCATACGTTGCTCCTAATTTTCCAAAAGTTAAGCAGTGCCAGGAACATTTCCCAGCCCCTCTGGATGTCCTTGGGGTCGTGCTCCAGGACAATGACTGGGTAAGGGTCGATAACCGAAACGAACACGTTTGCGCACCGGGGCGGGTGGATCTTGAGTCCCACCGCATAGGCCGCAAGTTGCATGTAATGGTCATCAAAAAGCGCCACCTTGTCGCCCGGGGCGAATTCTTTGGTTTTGATGTCGATGACCGTGTCATGGCAGTGCAGATCGACCTTCCCGCCGTAGCCATGGGTTGCAGCGAATGACGCCTCAGAGATCCACGTCCGGTCCCCAAAATGGCTCTGTATGGCGCCAACAGCCCTGCGCACATAGGGAACGTTCATCTTCTCGAGATCGCCCTCGTAGAAGGCCTGTATCTCAGCGTGAATGGCCGTGCCGCGGTCGGCTGCATCCCTGGTTTGCTTGCGGGAGTCCTCGAGCACTCGCTTGGCATAGTCCTCGAGGCTCTCCTGCTCACCCTTGGGTAGGGTAAGAGACGCTAAAAGCAATTGCTGTTGCTTCCAGGCCTCCAACCCAGGCTTTGCAGCCACCGACATGACCGTCGTGACTGATGGCAAAAGCTTGAGCTTTTTGGCATCCCGGAGGGTCGTGTTGCGCACCTTGCCGTTACTCCCGACAATGGTGTAAGCAGGCTTACCCTCCTTGGTATACCAGTGGCCAGACTCGGCCGTCTTGGTATTGATGATCATAGCTTTTGCGACAGACTGACGGCCCAAATCTCAAAGCCATTGTCTTTCAAGAAATTACGGAAATGTTCGCCGATCTTCGTAACCAGGAACTGATCGCCGCCTGGGGCCTTTAGCATGTAAGCCACAGGCTCCTCCTTTTTCCCCGCAGCCAAGTTTTGGGCCTGCTTGAACAATTCGTAAGGAATGGTCGTCTTAGACTCTTTCATCCTCCGGTATTCGGCCCAGCGCCTTTGGGCGCCTTCCCTGATCCTGGCCTTTGACTCTTCGCTCATGGGCTTGCGCTTTTTCATGACTGCACCTCAATCCAAAAGCGCGACCAAAGGGGCGTGATCTTCGGGGTAAATCCGTTGACTACAAGCTCCTCGGCACTCGTTTCAATATTGCCGGGAAGGACGTAAACGCCCTCCTTCTTCCAGCTTGGTACGGCCATCACGTTTTCCCGGTGGTAAGTGGGCATGAGGTAGCGCTCAGCCATGCGACTGGTCGCAGGAACAATTTTGGTTTCCATGTATCTTCCTTTATTAAAATCAGAACGGAATATCGTCGTCAGTATCAGCAAGAGACGTAGCTTGCTTGGCAGGAAGCTCGTTCAGAGCCGCCCACTCAGGCGAAGCCTTGATAACGTCCTGGAGGCCTTTGCCGAAGCTGTTGAAGAGGTCCATCATGTCGGGCTCGAACTGGTCCATCGAGAAGATCCCGAGGGCGTTATGGCCAGCAGGCAGGACCTTGCGAAGCGCTGGTGGTAGCGGCATGACGGTTGCGACGTTCGAGTAGGTCCTGCCGTCTCGAGTCTCTTGGGTGATGTTGATCATGCCCCACTGGCCAAGCAGCGACTTGGTAGCAAAGCCCTTGAGTTCGGCGTCGCTAAAGGGCTTGCCCCTCCAGGACTCAAGGAAGGCCCGTAGGGCGGCTTTCTCGGACAGGCTGGCAGTAAACCGCTTGCTGGCCATCATAGGCCTGCCATCGTCCGTTAAAAGGGGTTTGCCAGTATCGTCCTCGCCATGGATCTCCCAGGACAGCAGGACCTTGCGCTGGTGTTTGATCTTGCCCTGCCAAGTCGTTTCTTGCGTACCGAGATCAATGACCCGGTAGCAGCGTCCCATGTAGACGCCTGGAGGGGTGGGTGTAAAACCGGTATTAGCTTCAGCTTTGAGTAGCATTTCTTTCCTTTCGTAGTCCAAGTTCGTAACGCAAAACAGCCCAGTCCTCTTCGTCTGCAAGACCTGCTCGGGCACGTTCGTAAGCGTCTTCCAATCGTTGCTCACGTTCTTCCATTTGCTGCTGGTACCAAAAATCGTCTTCCATCGTTTCTCCTTTTCTCACGGCAAAGCGCCGTACCGAAGATGTTAGATATATCGAACACCCTTGTCAAGCGGTGTTGCAACCCTGGGTTGCGGTGAACACCAGTGGACGCCAGTGGACACTAACAAGAAAGTCCGGTCCACTAAGTCGTGAATCGTTCAGGCCGAATCCACTGCGATTATGCGCTTTTAGCCGGTCTCTCATAGGAGAAGTTATGATCGAGTTTAGAACATTGATCTCCTAATACTCTCCCCCCTGTCCGCCCCCTGTCCTCCCTTATGTCCACTCCTGTGTCCGCCCCTATGTTCGCCTTTATTCGCAACCGTTGAAACCCTGGGTTGCGTAACCATCGCTGTTCGGTTACTCTAACGCCATGGATACAAGAGAGATGATTAAAACGCTAGGCGGTACCAGGGCGGTTGCTCGGTACCTGGGGGTGGCTCCAAGCACGGTCCACCACTACATCAAAACGGGGAAGATCCCGCTGCATCGGCTCATGATGCTCATGCCGCGGTTACACGAGAAGGGGGTGGTATGGCCACTGAACATAAAGACTTGAATGCAGACTTTGATCTCACGCCGGATGAGCTTTGCGATGAAAGCGTTGTTGTCCGCGAAGTTCCTCAAATTCGCGTCTACATCAACCTATGCGAAGAAGTTGGGATCAGCATCTTAAAAATGGACATAGACCACCATATGCTCGACGAGCAAATTGTTTCAATCCCGGTCGAGTACGCAAAAACAGTGGCTGATGCGATTGTTAAAGTTGTTGAAGAATACGAAGAAAATCAGTAAAGTTCAAAGGGCATGGCTAGGTTAGCTACCGAAGAGGGGATTCGTCACCCCCCTGCCACGGCCCAGCTTCAGTGACGATTACAAGCCTTTGACGAGGGTTGAATGCACTACTATCCATTTCATGTGGGGGATTATCAGACCCACACTGCGCACCTCAGCGATACCGAGGACCTTGCTTACAGGCGCATGCTCGACCTGTACTACATCAACCAAAAGCCGCTGCCAAGCGATGCAGCCAAGGTGGCTCGGTTAATCCGTATGCCCGCAGCAGTCGAGGAGGTCCGCGGCCTGCTCGAGGAGTTTTTTGTTTTGCAAGACGGCAGCTACACGAACAAGCGCTGCGACAAGGAAATCGCCTCGTTCATTAAGCAAAAGCTTGGCGGTGTTAAGGGTGCAAAAGCTAGGTGGGATAAGGCCAAGCAAAAGGGTGGCAATGGCCTACCCAATGGGGAGGGTAATGGGGTGGGCATTGGGGAGGGTAATGCTACCCCAATAGCAACCAATAACCAGAACCAGAACCAAGAACCAAATAAAAGCTCTTTCGTACAAGTCGATAAGCCGGAGGGGGTAACCGACGAGGCTTGGCAGGCTTTCATCCTGGTTCGCAGGGCCAAGAAGGCCCCCATCACCAAGCTTTCCATGGCCGGTATCGAGCGGGAGGCTTTGGCTAAAGGCAGGACCGTCCCTGATGCGATCCGTATCGTTTGTGAGCGTGGCTGGACCACCTACAAAGCCGAATGGGACAAGCAAGAGTTTGGCAGTAATCCTAACGACCAATACTTGGGTGCGCTATGAAGGGACATGAATTCGTGATTGCCTGCCAGCTAAACAAGGCCCCGCCCCGCGCCGTGTTCGTGGACTTCTCCGGCCCCGCCGATCCGACCCTGCCGATCCCGGTCGTGGTCGCCTCCCCGTCCGATCGCGACTATCGTTGGGCTCGAGGCCTAAGGGTTTACGTTCAGGGAATCGATTCTGAGGCGGTTTTTAAGGCCGTGGAGGCGCTCAAGCTTTGTGGTGCAGCCCGAATCATCGCCACTTACGAAGAAACGTCCCCGGCCCTTATTTGGGACTCGGAGGTGGACGCATGAACCCGATGCCCGAAGTCGATTATCTGGAGTGGTACCACCAGATGGAGGCGGCCGTTACGGTCAAGCCTGCCAAGGACGTGATCAGCGAGGCGATTCAACTGCTGAGGTCCGATCCTCCCAAGCCAGTCCTCATGCCCTGGGCCAAGCTAAAGGACCGCTTTGCCTTCCGCGATGCCGAGGTCACGGTCTACGCCGGGAACAATGGCTCAGGCAAGTCGCTGATTACCGGCATGATCGCGCTGAACTTGATTAGCCAGGGTCGCAAGGCGTTGATTGCAAGCTTCGAGATGAAGCCGGTTACGACCCTAACCCGAATGGTTCGGCAGTTCACGAACTCCAGGTCCCCCACTGTCGAGCAGTACGAGGATTTTTCGCGCTGGGTCGGCGATAAGCTGTGGTTTTACGACAAGCAGGGCGAGGTCAACCGCAAGGCGGTCATTGGGGTTGGGCACTTTGCTGCAACGCAGTACAAGATCAAGGATTACTTCGTTGACTCGCTCATGAAGTGCGTTGCAGGCGAAGACGACTTCAATGCGCAAAAGGACTTTGTCTCGGATTGCACAAATCTTGCACGCGATACCGGCCTGCATGTCCACCTTGTCCACCATATCCGCAAGGGCCAGACCGACGAGCAGGTCCCGCAGAAGGTCGACATGAAGGGCTCAGGCTCGATTGCCGACCAAGTCGATAACGTCTGGATGGTTTGGCGCAACAAGAAAAAAGAACGCCTGCAAGAAGCTGGCCAGCCCGTCCAAATGGACGAGCCCGACGCCATGCTCTTGTGCGAGAAGCAAAGAAACGGTGAATCGGAGCCGCGGTTAAGGCTCTGGTTCCATGCTCAATCCCAACAATTTGTGGAGGCTGCCGGTGCAAACCCCTACCGATTCAACCCCGACTTTTGAAGTCTCGCTGCCTTGGCCGCCGACGGTTAACACCTACTGGCGCCATGCGAACAAAGGCGGTGGGACGATCATTTACGTCGCCAAGGAAGGCCAGATATACCGGACCGCGGTTCAAGGCCTCGTCGCTACCAAGCGCAAGCTGCATACCGGCCGCTTGAGGGTCGAGATCGAGGCTTGGCCACCCGACAAAAGAAAGCGCGACCTGGACAACATCCTCAAAAGCTTGCTCGACGCCCTGACCTATGCAGGCATATGGGAGGACGACAGCCAGATCGACGACCTAAGAATCTACCGAACAACCATAGGAGGCATGGTGAAAGTGAGAATTTATGAAAACTGACCACGACCCGCATCAAGCGATCGACTACATCATCACGCACGGTCGACGCTTTGCTGATGCGAAGGCCCAGAGGATCTACTTGGAAGAATTTCGTAAGTCTAAGAAGGCCCTGCTCATGCAGTCTTCCTTGGAGACGACCGTTAACGCCCAGGAAAGGGACGCCTACGCGCACCCGGAATACATCGAACTTTTGCAGGGCATCCGAAACGCGGTAGAGATCGAAGAAGAACTTCGCTGGAAGCTGATCGCCGCCCAGGCCAGGGTGGACGTATGGCGCTCAGAGCAGGCGAATTTGCGCACCGAAGGGAAGGTGACGGTATGAGTATGCAAACCGACTGGGAGGCCTTTGCAAAGCTCCAGGGGCTCAATCCCAAATCCAAGGGGCACTTTTACATGGCCTTTATCGCAGGCTGGAAGGCCGGTATGAACGACGCAAAAAAGACAGTGAAGGAGGGCGAAGAATGGAAGCTGCTGGACAACGATCAAGCATGAGCAACCTACAACAAGCAGCGCATCGAGCAGTAGAGGTCATGAATGCTCACATGATGAGAGCCGACACAGATGAGTTTTACGAAGCCAAGGAAGCTTTGCGCAAAGCACTTGTCGATGCCGACGACACATCGCAAGAACGTGTCGATGAAAAGGCAAAACGTGAACAAGAGCCGGTGGCGTGGATGCACACAACTGGAACAGGCCATAGGTACTTCCGCAAAAAGCCACAGGACAAGGTTTTCAATCCACAGCCTGTGTTCACAGCGCCACAGAAGAAGCCTTGGGTTGAGCTAACTGATGAAGAAATTTATGCAACTTACGATGAGGCCGTAAGTCTTGTAAATGCTACTTGGGACAATGGCTTTGGCACGGTTGGCTTGATGTTTCCCATCGCGTTTTACGAATTGCTTGAAGCCAAGCTAAAGGAAAAGAACCATGGACAACCATGAGGTCCTCGCGCTTGCCAAAAAGGCTGGGGTAATGATCTCGGGTCGGCCCGAGTTCGAGGAGTCGGTCAAGCAGTTTGGCAAGCTAATCATCAAGCGTGTAGCGCCAAGGCCATTAACGCCAACGCAGCTTGCATACCTCGGGGCGCTTGAGGATTGGAAGTCGCTGCAAGACTTGGCCGACGAGTTCAATTGCACTCCGCAAAACGCCCTGAAGATGATAAGGGCGCTCGAGGGAAGGGGGCTGATCAGCAAGACCTCGCTGTTCAAGCGGCGCCTGGATCGCGGAGCCTGGGCCTACTACTACCGAAAGAATTAAATGGACGAGAAGAACATATGGACGCGCAGGCATGAGATCGACAAGGCGCGGCAAGAAAAGATGAAAGAGGTTATGGCCGAGTACGACCGGAAGGTCTACAACCCAGCAAGAAAGCAATTGGTCGAGGACTGCGAAAAGGAAGGCCATACCCAAGGAAAGTTCCACGACAACGGATGGGGCTGGACATGGTGGTGGTGCGGTAAGTGCGGAACATCATTCAACAAGGAGAGATCATGAAATCAGACACGACGACACTCGTTTTAGGCGGCGCTTTATTCGGCTTGGTGTATGCGGTGCTTGCCTGGGCGATGCTATGAAGCACATAGCAGGCATTTGCGAATGGCGAGACCCGGAAGAGGACCCGCCTCCGCTTGGCTCGAAGATGCTGCTGCTTAACCCGGCAGGCGTTGCCTGCATCGGGACCTGGAGCCGAGTATTTATCGCTTGGGCGCCGTTGCCCAAGATCCCCCCGAACGTCAAACAAAAACTGGATGGAGCATATGAGAACTTGGGCCAATACACCCGCAATGCGTGACGCCTACCGCGAATGGTACGAGAGCACCGGCATCAAGGACCAGACCCTTGCGAACTGCTGGCAGGCAGCCTGGAATGCAGCACTCAAAAAGCGTGTGCCAAGCAGGCAGCGGGACCTTTTCGGCGTATCGTCCCTAGCCTTCGCAAGATCAACTGATCCCGACACGAGCCACGACGCTGCCAAGTCCTTTGATCCGAATGCAATGGAGTCCAAGGTCCTCCAGGTTATCCAGTCCTACGGCCAGGATGGCTGCATCAAGGACCAGATCCTTCAGCACTTCCCTGCCGACGCCGCTCCGACCGTTACGCCGCGCATAGCGCCGCTTATGCGCAAGGGTTGGATTGAAGATACCGGAGAGCGGAGAAAAGGCCATAGCGGCCGCAATCAGCGCGTACACAGGGCTATCCGATGACCAACAATGAGAAGCAGTGGCTCAACGACCTATCGGAGATCGGCTGCATTCTCTGCGCGTACTTGGGCACACCAGGGACCCCGGCCGAGATCCATCACCCCCGGTCAGGGGTTGGCATGGGCAAGAAGGCCACGCACTACGAGGCTATCCCTTTGTGCCCGGAGCACCATAGGGGGAAGACGGGCGTTCACGGCCTGGGGACCAAGGGATTTCCCAAGCATTACGGGATCACGGAGCAGGACTTGCAAGCCAAGGCAGCGCTTATGGTCGGCACTCTTCGGGCGCAACGTACCGTTCGTCGGCTGGATAAAGAAAGTAAGCCAGGAGGATAAAAAACTGTGCTGTAATCCTATCCACAGCAAGTCGCTGTGAGAAACAGGAGAAACCAAATGGCAACCTTCAAAGCAAACGAAATCAGTTTTCACCCAACTTCATACGTCGTGGTCATCGGTCGCGATCCAGAATTAGCGGATTACTCAAATCCCCGTGGTGAGCGTTACGGTTTTGCTTGGTATGTGCGTGCTGCTAACGAGTTCGGCGATACCCGTGAGTTGCATGTAGTTACCACCGCATACGAGAGGGAAGGCGAGGATAAGGTCGAAAAGCTTGCTGCTGCATTAACAAATCGCGCACGCGGCGGTAAATTGCCGGTTGGTTTTGATAATTGGTCAACAGGCCGTCCCGTTTATGGATCTGAAGCTTATGAGTCTTATGGACGGTCAGACGATCTGGCAATGGAGGCTCGTGAGTTGGCCGACGAGGCCTGGGCTTAAAGCTACCGGGGCTTCGGCCCCTTGTTGACAAGTGGATAAAAAGCAGTTCTAATACGCATACGGCACTTCCGCCGTGAGAAACAGGAGAAAATGATGCAAACAGCAAGCCTTGTAAACAGCCTCTACAGCCGCATGACAGTCGGTGAGCCAGCGCCCTACGTTGGTATGCCAGCAACCCTGCTTTCCTGGACCGACCGCAACCCATGCACGGTTGTCGAGGTCAACATGGCCAAGCGCTACATTGTCGTGCAGGACGACGATTACAAGCGCGTTGACTCCAACGGCATGAGCGAGTCGCAGCAATACGAGTACACACAAAACCCCGACAACTGCAAGCGGATCTTCCGCAAGATGAAGAACGGCCAGTGGGCCCAGCACTTCATCAACCCCGAGACCAATCGCCTCGTCAAGTCGCAAGGTTGTGGCCTTCGCCTCGGTGAGCGTGAGAAGTACCACGACTTTTCATTCTGATTGCCATGATGATCTACTGCGACTACATTGCCGCGCTTGTTCTGGAGTCCCTGGAAAGGGACCCGAACGGGCTCATGAAGGACCCTTCCGGTATCGAGTTGGACCTCACGCCGGAGGGTGCATACCTAAGTTCTAAGAAGATCGTCCGTGTCCAGGGTGAGAATGGCCGCAAGTACAAAATCACCGTGGAGATCGACGATGGACGATAAAAGACTGCGCCTTCTAGCCTCGGAAGCAGGCCTTAAAGACACGATCGAGGACGTGGCATACATCGCCTACCTGAAGGACCTCGATCGGTTTGCAAACCTGCTGCTGAGCATGGAAAGGGACTCGGTATGCAGGATTATCGACACGGCACAGATCCCGAAAACGGAAGCTGAGCGTATTAAAAAAATGATCAAGGAGCGCCATGTATGAGCGGCGACCACAACATGCACCAAAAGCCAAAGTCGTACCTGGAAAGCACAGGCCTGATGGACAAGATCAAGGAGGGCGACGCTCGGACCTGGGCCTCGCTTGCAACCATTATCAACCGGCAGAAAGTGGCCCAGTGGATGATCGATCGCGGCTATACGACCGGCCGTGGCGACACGATCGAGGACCTGTTGAGAGAGTTGGACTGGCAGATTGAAGAACGTATTAAAAACGCGAGGGGAAAATAAATGGAAGGCATGCTTGGATTTGCACTTACAGCTTGGGTAATCCTGGCTTGGTTAACGCACGTCATTGTCTCGATACAGGGCGCCAAGTGGCTGCTGCTGATTGCTGGGGCGATCGTATTCCCGGTGGGCTGCGTCCACGGCACGGGCATTTGGTTCGGGGTGTTTTGATGGACCGCAAAGACGTTATCAAACTGGAGAACACATGAGCGATTCATACGATGATTACGAGGCAAAAATTCAACTTGCAGAACACGCATGGGAAAAACGTGTCGTTAAAACTGAACACAACAAACAAATCGAGATTGCACAGGCTTATCAGCGAGGATGGAATGCAGCATTAGCGCAACAAGAGCCGGTGGCGTGGATTACCAATGGGGGCAAGGGGGAACTTTGGTGGCATCGCTCATCAAAGTTCGATGAAGAAGGCAACCTGATCGGCCCCAATCCAGATGACATACCCCTCTACACCACACCGCCAAAGCGTGAATGGGTTGGGCTGACGGATGATGAGATTGAAGAGATACAGAAAAGCCTTGGTATAGCAATCCATTGGTCAGATTTTCGTGCCATTGAAGCCAAGCTAAAGGAAAAAAACACATGAACAAACAACCCGAAGCCTTGCGACTAGCGGAAGGTGCTCGTCAGGTCAATCGGAGCATTGAACACTACAACCTCGACGCCATCCTGTCGAACTATTAGGAATTGCCTAATAGTTGCCTCAGGTTGGATTTCGCCCTCGGCATATAGCCGTTTCAGGTGCTCGTTGATGGCCGAGCTTATTGAGCAAGCCTTGAAGGAGAAGAATCATGAACAGAGAAGACATCATCCGCATGGCGCGGGAGGCTGGATTGGCTTACGGGCCTGACGAAAAGCCATTAGGTTCTGTAACACGCTTCGCCGCCCTTGTCGCTGCTGCCGAGCGTGAGGCGTGTGCGAAGGTGTGTGATGGCATGGATCGCAACGGGGTGATGATTGCCGCAGACTGCGCCGCCGCCATACGAGCAAGGGGGTAGGCATGATCTGCCCTTACTGCCGAACTCCAAAGGGTCAGGGGTACAAGACCAAGATCCTCGAGACCCGAACATTCTGGAACCCCGAAAGGCATTATTACTTCGTAGAGCGCCGACACAAATGCAAGCACTGCGAAGAGGAATTCTGGACCGAAGAACGATCACCAAGGATAAAGGAGCAAACATGAACCAAGACCTGAGGAACCAAATCATCGATGACCTAAAAGGCAAGGCCATCAAGGGCAAGCAGTACGCCTTCAACATCGACAAGCTAACCGCCTATGTCCAGCAACTACTCGACGAGGAGCGGGAGCTTTGCGCAACCCTGGCCGAGCCGGTGGGCATGTTCGGCGTGTCGGACCTGATCAGGATGAGGATGTACAAGCAGCCCGAAGCGGAGGTACAATAGGGGCGTTTTCTGTGTGTCTCCTGGTTGTGGGTCCTTCCCCTCACGACGTTAACCCCTTCCACAGGGGTTTTTTTTCGTGTATCCTATAGATAAGTGCTTGATTTTTGAAGGAAAATCAGAATGCCAGCAGGAAGACCGACCGACTACGACCCCAAATATTGCGAACTGGTTATTGAGATGGGCCGCCAAGGTAAGAGCAAGGCCCAGATCGCCGCGACCATAGGGGTGACGAGGAAGACTATGTGGACTTGGTGCTCCGTCCACGAAGAATTTCTAAACGCCATAGAGTATGCAGAGGAACTGGCCCTCCAATGGTGGGAGGACATAGCCCAGGATCACTTGAAGCAGACCAAGGATGGCGTGACCCTGAACACCTCGCTCTGGTCCCGCTCGATGGCCGCAAGATTCCCCAAGGACTACACCGACCGGACTAAGCACGAGATCACCGGCAAGGATGAAGGCCCCGTACAAGTGGACATGGTGATGGACGTCGCACAATCCCTGATCGATGAATTGACCGGCATCCGCCAGAATGCTGACAGCAAGTCAAAGCAAGCGGATTGAAGCCAAGCTTGCCCTGCACCAGGAGGCGCTGAAGAAGCTACCCCCGGAAGCAGCGGCAGCCTTCAGGGCCCGGATGAAATGGCTCATGAGGGCACACAAGCACCAGATCCCGCCCAAGGGCAATTGGTGGACGGTATGGCTCCTACTTGCAGGTAGGGGCGCAGGCAAGACCAGGACAGCCGCCGAGGACGTATGGCATACAGCCTGGACGACGCCCAACATCCGCATCTTGATCTCGGGCCCGACCTCGGCCGACATCCGCGACACGATGATCGAAGGCGAGTCAGGCCTGCTTAACTGCATGCCGGAGGAGATCCGGGTCAAGTACACCAGGAGCCTGCACGAGATCGTCCTTACGAACGGCTCCCTGATCAAGGGCATACCGGCCTCGGAGCCTGAGCGCTTCCGGGGTCCGCAATGGCACCATGCTTGGTGCGACGAGTTGGCAGCCTGGGAATACCTCGATGCAGCCTGGGACCAGATCATGTTCTCGGTCCGCCTGGGTGATAAGCCGCGGATCGTCGTAACCACCACGCCCAAACCCAAGCCGCTGATCATCGACCTGCTGAACCGAGACGGTGAGGACGTCGTCGTCACGCAGGCTTCGACCTACGACAACCTTGCCAACCTTGCCGGGACGTTCAAACAGCAGATCTTGCAGTACGAGGGCACCTCCCTGGGCCGCCAAGAGATCCACGCCGAGATCATCGACCCTGAAGAGGCTGGGATCATCAAACGCGCCTGGATCAAGCTATGGCCGTCAGATAAGCCCTTCCCGCGCTTTGAGTTCGTGGTCCAGTCCTACGACGGCGCCTACACCGAAAAGACCATCAACGACCCCTCAGCCTGTAGCGTATGGGGGATCTTCAAGCCCAGCGAAGACAAAGGCTTTTGCGCCATGCTGATCGATTGCTGGGAAGAGCACTTGCAATATCCTGACCTGAAGGAGAAGGTAATTGAAGACTTCGGCACGGTTTATGGCGACCCCAATGAATTCGGACAGGGCAAGAAGACTGACATGGTTCTGGTTGAAGACAAGTCCTCCGGCATC